GCACCAAACATATTCATAGCACCACTCTCACGTAGAGAGTCTAGGATTACATTCCACTTCTGTTGTTCGTTATTTTTTTCCATTTCACTCATATTTTTGCCCGAAAAAAATTTTGTGGTCAAGTCGATAGGAATTGCCTATCCTGAGCATCCGATTGAGACCTACTATTACTAAAGGTCATAACCACAAAAACTCTTCACAAATCTTTATGGGGGGTGCATGACCCCGTTTGGTTTCTCTATAGGAGTCCCATAACACTGCTCTGGCGTCCTGCGAGACGCTCTAAGAGTCTTTCTGTGTCTCGGAGACTCGTTCTATGACTACCGTTAATCCTTCCTTAGAGCGACTACTCGCAAGAGTCGAGCACTCCTTGAGACTAGAGAAGTATTCCACTATGGGTTCCACCTCAGGGCCCTCATAGTACGTCTCTAGTTTAAACTTACCTACCATATTATCATACATGCTTACGTGCCACAATAGCCTACCATGCCGTCAAATGCTTCACGAAACTCTGCATATGACTGAGCATTACTAGTGTATATGGCTTGCACCTCGTCAAAACAAGGGTGGTCATCGTCACACACATAACCCATGGCGTTGATTTCCGCTATACGTTCGTCCTTCCAGTTGTTGTTTTTCTCATTCATATGGCTAGCCTACACTATAATATAGGTCACTGTCAAGCGTTTTCTCTTAATTTTTCTGCTTTTGCGTTCAATAAAAGGAACTCTAGGTCGTCTGCTATGTGCTTATTGACCATTATTTCCGCTAATATCTGCAGTTCAGAAGCATTTAAACGTGCAATACTCTCTGCGACTGTCGAACTTTTCTCTATATTTACCATTTTTACCATAATTTATATACAGGTTACCCCGCCTCGGAAGGTTGCGAACCTATCATTACTACGAGCGGGGGGTTATCCGTGGGGTCTTTGTCGGTTTTTTCATGACCCCTCTACCGTTACTCTATGTTAATTCATTCTTTTGTTTTCCTCATCAACATTATAAGGCTAACACTATATGGGGGTCATTGTCAACAGCTAATTCGTAATTAATTCAAGTTTTTTTACGTGCTACGACATAGTGTGTCGCACCGCATAGCACTGTTGTTACTCAGAGGTGCTCTGAAACGTTGCAGCCATAGGGGTTTCAGAGGGTCACTGGGGGCTTGCAAGCGTGTTCTCAGGGTGGTAAGCTCAGAGAATTTCAAAAAAAATCCTTGACATCTCCCAATATATACATAGGCTAAGTTCTCCTAACAGCACCACCAAAACCCACTTTTTACCACTATCTCTCTTATATCTCAAATACGAATATAATTACACACTCTCTCACACTATTACACACAATATATTCATAGCACTCCGTACCACGTTAGAATTATATTCGTAGTAATAAAGAAGCAGGTAATAACACCCACTATCTCATAGAAATATACCCATTTATCTCGTTTATTCATAATATTGGCGTTCCTGAGAGGACTCGAACCTCTAACCTAGTGCTTAGAAGGCACTTGTTCTATCCAGTTGAACTACAGGAACATATCTCCTTACACCGTATAGTTAACTGAATGGTTGTTTGTATAGGTCTTAAGTACACCGTTTATATCGTATACTACTACACTCCAATACGTTTGATTGATACTCTTACCCCCTTCGGCGGCGTAGTGTATCTTCGTAATGGTGTGATTGTATGTGACTGGTGGTATATTACTTACTGGGGGTATCTCTACCGACACTAGTATATGCTCCTGTATCCTGTATGTTGTACATAAAAACCCATCTTATTGTCTCTTGCGTATTCCAGTAACTATGCCATGGTTGACTATCCCTATCGAACCAATATCCAGCGTTCGGCGTAAATGTGTCTACGGTAGGGTTGATTCCCCATTCTGCCTTAGGACAACCTTCGTTCCATGTCTCATGGTGTTTACCCTTTACGTCTTCGTAGAATGTTGTGCCTTCCTTACCTTTTACGTATATTAATAGGGTTACTACCTTACTAGGCGTATCCTTATGTGGTTTGTATTCTGCACCTGGCTTTGTACCTTGTAGTCTACAGGTACTTTTTTCTGTATTATATCCTAATTCGTCAAAGAATTTATCTATGTAGTCGTGTATTTTTGTACCCTTATTATAACTATCTACGTCCAATATAAGGGGCATATCAGGGTGTTCCATAGTGGTTTCTGTCCCATTTTCGGCGTTGTGTAGTATCTCCGTAAACAGGTCTTCGGGAAAGAAGTCATATAGTTTGGTATAGGTGGTCATGTTAGATATTCTACTGTATTACGTATGAGAAATAATAATCCTGCACCATTTAATATAATGAGAGCACGGTCATTCCATAATACGGACACCACTAACCACAGTGTAATACCCACCATGGACAATATTAAATCATATAATGCCATGCCTTCTACACCTCGTAGTGACATTGCACTTAATACAAATATAGAGGCTACCCATTTAATATACCAATCAGGTGTATATTTGGGTGTTGCAGATTTAAATATTCTTTTGCTGTTTTCTAGTTCTGCTTTGTTGAACTCGTTTTTTCTTGTCACCGAATATTTTCTCCCAATTCTCTTGATATTTACCGTCTTTCTCAGGGCGTCTTTTACTGCCTTTACCCATATTTACCAACCACCATCATTCATTTCTTTCTTTTTCTCTCGACTGAATGTTTTTTGTAGTCCGCCTGATAGTCCCCATGCTAGAAATAGATATATTAGAGTAATTAACCCTACCATAGATAATAATGCTGTTATGTATTCCATTTTCTATTCTTACTCTTTAAATAACGTAGGTATCTACGAGTATTTTTCTCTATTATATATTCCTTGTACCATTTAGCCCATAATAAAAAGGCAAACATACCGAATAATAATATAAAGGTTACCACTTATCTAGATTAACACCACGTGTGTTAAAGTTACCCATTGCTCTATTCTTTCTATAATCAAATGGTACTGACACTGCAAATGGGTCTGATATACCAGTACCTACCCATTCTGCTGTATTATATAATGTAGAAGGATTGACATGGTCTAGGTACTTGTCTACCCACATATCATTTTTCTCACACCATGCCTCTATTTCTTCGTATGTACCATAGACCAGTGTGCCCATTTTATATGAACTATGGTCTGCATGTAATACTTTTGCCACTTCTTGGTGGGATATGCAATTTGAACTCATGTATATATTATACAATAACAGGAATGTTACTGTCTAGAGGGTTTTTTAGAAAGTATATGTGCCTATTCGTCAGGCACATATCTCTCTAAATCACGTGGTGTTATAACGTTGTCGTCTATTAACATTTGTAATACACGTTGGGCACCTTCTTTGCGTCCCCAATACCAACTCGTACCTACACAGGCAAGTATAAAAACCACATGAATAATAATTAAATCAGCAGTCATTAGAAATGATAGTTATAACCGACTGATATGCTGTCCATGGACTGTCCGTCCATTACAGTTTCTAACATAATCTCTGCAAAGAAATTATTATATCCAACTCTTAGTGCTGAGAAATCATTATCTTTATCATGATATCCATATAATAGATTCACGTCTAGCACTGGTACAATATTGGATACGTCAAGACCTAGTTCTGCATAGGTATCATCAGTATCTGTATCTTGGAATCCACGTATGGATAAACCACCGTAGGTAAGACCAGCAAATACTTCCTCTACCATTTCATAGTCACCTGCGTCATATCTGTACTGGATTACTCCTAGTTCGACTGACATATTGTCCATGACATTCATTTTGTAACCTGCAAATAGGTCATATTCATAGTCTGCTTCGTCACCGAAGTCTACTGTACCGACCCATGCACCAGCATGAAATCCGTTCCATTCACCGATTGCAGTTAAATTAACGTGTGGTTGGTCTGTTTGACTTACTCCTCTAAAGAAATAGTCACTGGCGACTCCCACTGAAACTCCACTTCCTGCATATGTTGTTAAAGGCATAGCGAAAAGCATAGCAATTAATAAAAATCTTTTCATAAGATTCTCCTAGTTGTTATTAATAATAGTTATCGACATCATCTAAGTGGTCTTTCTTCTTACCCTTCCTATTATATTTAAATAGGTCGTATAAGTCTATCAGTGCCTTATAAGCAAATGATAGTATGAACCACCATATGATGATTGATATACCCCACCCAATTAAATAAGCGGGTAGGTAGAATAATGTAATTAACCATTCCATATGTGTTATCAATCCCATGTCATACATTGTTTATGCATTGTGTCTGCGTTTCCACTTGGTCATTATTAATATATTACGCATGTTATATTTATAAGGGCATATCCCCGACTCTTGTATAATCGTCAAAGAATACCATACTTACGTGTTGGTTTAATCCGTCTTCTAATGAGAAGAATGGTTTGTGCATTTCTTCACTATATTCAATAGCAGTAGCAAACTTATCTCTTGGATTAAACTCATTAGGGAACTCAGGGATAATTTTATCTATCCACTGCTGTTCCTTACTGTTGTCGTTCTGTATATCTACAACAGAACCTTTTACTGTGGGCCATATTACGCCCTTGAATTCGTTAGAGTAGAACTCGTCACTGGTTTCATACTCAGTGTCGATTTGACATAACTCTTTTGTATCTCCATATCTAAATGATACAATACCTGTAAATATCTTAGGTTCGTCTTCCCACCACGCAATAGGACAATTTAGATATGAAAAGTTATTCTCTTCTATCTGTGTTCTTATATCTGCAAGTGCCTCGTTCTTCTTTATAATTTCCCTGTTAACTTCTGGCCCCCACTTATCTGTTTCTGACATGAGAAATGGTTCAACAGAACCTTTTTCAGGAATTGCCTGTTGTAATATCTCTCTGCAATTATCGTGTAGCACCACGTTATCTTGTAGCAGTATTATCTCAGTGCCTGGCTGTATTCTGTCATAGATATCGTCACCACCACGCATATTTGCCTTATCTAAATCATGAAATCCTAGTACAGTTTTCCAATCATATTGTTCTGCCTCTATGATATGTGCAACCTTGTCAGATAACATATCTAACATTGCTCGTTCTGATTCTTCTGTTTTTAATCCAGTATTGACTATTACTACTACTGGGTCTTGTTTTCTATTCAACATTTATTACTGGGAATATTTTACTAATTACTCTTCCTACCTCTTTTGCAATTTCCATGTGTTCTAATTGTGTGCCATTTTCACTGCGTAGTTCTATGTAGTGTACCCAAGAACGAAGTGTTCCATTGACATACATGGTAGACGCAGTAAGACCTTCGGGTAATACCGCACGTGCTTGTTCTTTTGCAATACCAAGTTCTAATGCACGATTATAGGCCGCACTGGTCAATTCAATTACATTGTCCTGTATCTTATCCCACTCTGATAATATATTTTCGTCTGTTGTGGGTATACTGTTCTGTCTATTGACTGGGTCTTGCATACGTGCTTCACGTGTTTCAAAATCTGTTGCAACAGCATATCTCTGACTGAACTCTTGGAATGAAAATGACCTGTGTCTTAGTATCTGTCTGGCTATATCACGTGTTGTCTTTATCTCTAGACATGCACTTACCATTTCAAATGGTGACCAGTGTTTGTGCTTGATAAGATATTTTATCAATCCGTCACTAGACTCACTATTCATTTGATTATCAGGATTACTGACTCTCGCACAAAAGGCTACCATTTCCTGTGCACTGGTGGTATCGATAAGATAATCACCGTCTGCCTGACTGTAGTTTATTAGTTTTACTTTCATTAATCGTCCTTATATGACATGTATGTTGTTAGTATGTATTTTGGATTACTCACAGGTGGTTCTGCCAAATGTGGGTGTGTCCATATTGGTGGAAATGCAATTGCCTGTCCACGTGTTGGTTTAAATCTGTGGTTATGGTATTGGAATATTGTTTCACCACCCTCTTCCACGTCATTAAGATAAGACTGTATAGCAAGATATCGTGTTGCAGTATCATAATTGACTACGTCAATATGTTCGTCAAAATAATCATCACCACCAGTCTCATATTTCTTTATGCAAAACATTTCCATACATTCTAGTGGTGGTAAGAATTGACCTATCTCTATACTGCGTATGTAATCTTTTATCACTCTTATAGTTGCCTGTTCTAATTCAGCATGTATCTTTGGATAATTGTGTAACCAAAGTTTACCGAATTGTCCACCATGATTGGCTCTCTCATGGTCTTGAGGGTTATTGTCATATAGGTCGATAAGATAATCACATAACTTATCTTTGATATGACTCTCACCCTTGTATATCATGCAAACACTCCTTGGTACTCATTCAGTGTATAGAAGAATGTTATCTCTTCCCCTGCTTTGATATTTCTTATGACAGTTAACATTCTGTAATCAGTTCCGTCTGCATTCTTTATTACGCCTTTGGCGTTAGGATTATTAGCATGATTAATAAAACCACCAAGTGGTGTTCTAATCCACTTACCCATTGCCCATACGTGAGTAATACCCAGTTCTGTATCTTTTGATATATCTTCTTTTGCAAAAATACCATATCCGTCTATCTCTGATTGTTTAATTATAACCTCTTTTGGTAGAGGGCGATAGTGGTTTTCTGAGAACATTTTAAGTATCGAAAGTTTTGGGAACTTTAACAATCTTGATACCTCGTCTCAATAGTTCATTACGTATTTTACGTTTGACCTTTGGTTTAGTATTGTCAGCGTTTAACATTTCAAATGCTTCTTTTTGTGATAGTTGTTTTACATAGAAATGTTCTATAGAAACTTTCTTAGTTGCTCTATCTACTTTCACTGCACTTTCTTTATATTTTGTAGGCATAATTATCTCATATTGGGTGAAAAAATGTTACTTGAGTATATCTCCAATTGTCACCCATATATTTGGAGTAATCCTCTATGTATCCACCATGCAATTGATTGCCAGGAAACATAACCAATCTATTGAATTCTGCAGGTATGATTTCTTTGATATCAAATAGTTCTTCTACAGGATATAATAAATTCTTTTCTTCTTCGTTTGTGACCCATGTACCTTCGTATATAGCAGTGCCACCGTTTGCTACCTTATCCATGTATGTAATACAATTTATCACTGAGTCTTTGTCTAAACAATCTAGTGCACTGTCAATATGTGGATAGTGTTGAATATCTTTACCATGGTCTTTCAGTGATTGGAATGCATTAAACTCATAACACTCGTCCCATTGATAGTCATGAGACCACCAATATTTTCTACAAATATCAGTCAGCATCTTCATTTGCATTTGATATAATCTTGTAGGGAATCCTATTTTGTGTATCACTCTGCAGTCAAGGTAGTCCTGCGTATTTCTTGATTGTCTTTCTTCACTGTATTTCCATAGTGCTACGTCTTGTTTCTCTAACCAATCGTATATTGCGTCAGGATTTTCATACAGATTATCAATGTAGACAACACCATTCTCCATACGTGGTTCTAGTTTCTCACTAAATCTAAAAAGTGTGTCGTTGCTATATACTCTACTCATGGTGTAAAAATCCGTAGTCTAGTCTATCTAGCACTTCGTCTGAGTATCCATAACCTAAATTGTCATGGTGGTCTAGATTAAAACTGATTGATATTCGTTCTTTTTGGTCGTCTTGTCTTGGTACGTGGTGATACAAATAAGCAGGCCACATTGCTATGTCACCATTGTTTGGTTGATAGTGCATTTCCTTCTGCACTGCAGGTGTACCGAAATGACTCATTTGGCCTTCTTCTATCTGTAAATCTTTTGTAGCAAATAACATGTTTGCATATTCTGTAGGACTCTCAAATACAATGGGTGCACATGGTTGACCTGTTTTTACATAGAATGTCCCTGATATCTTAGAACCCTTATGATTGTGTGCAGTGTGGACATGGTCTTCTGTGTATCTATTTACCCACAACATTAAATGCACTTTATCCCTTGTTAGTTGTAATTCTCTTGGACTGAACAAGAATTCTTTATGCATTAAATCGACATAGGTATCTTTGAGTGTGGTTGCTAGATTCTTGCACCACTCTTTATCTGTAATGAATCTGTCGTGGAGTTCCCTATTGAAATAGGTAGTGTAGTTTCTTGATTTATCGTCACCAAATTCTAGTTCAACTTCTTTGATTGCTCTACGAACATCTCTAACTATCTCTTCGTAGTCTGCTATGAACTTCATAGTATAAAACGGAGTTGTGAATAACTCCGTCTTTCTAACGTCTAATGGTCTGTAATCTCTAGTCTGTCTTTGACTTTTCATTCTTTTTCACACCTACACCCACTCCTTTGTCTCCGTTGGGCATAGTTACATTACGATAATAAATTATTACTTCACCTAATTGATTAATATATCTTTTGATTTCTTGCATATCTTCTGCCATGATTTCGTAATCACCGATAGTAGTTGCAACAAACAATACTTCACCATTATTTTGTTCCTTCATTTCATCTAGGAATCTATCTAAGTATGTATAACCGTCAGGCCAATCAGGATTTTCTGTCTCTGACTTATCACATGACTTAGGTCTCTTGAGTTGTTCTACACCTTTATCATCAAACTTCTTAGGGTCAAATGATATAGTCTTCCTACATGGATTTGTTATCTTAGCTGTTGATACTACCCACCATTGAGGTGCTGTCAAATTAACAGGACGTGGTAAATCAGGTTGCATAATATCAATCTGAATTGGTTTGGAAGATATTTCTATCTGTTTCGTTGGTATTAGTGAACAACCACTAATCGCTATTGTCAGGAACAGTAAGCTTATAAAGTTCTTCTGTATCATCTTCCATACTCTCCATTACTTTTTCACTTCCATTGTTAAACCTGTTGGTTATCAACCCTGGCTTTTTCAATGCAAGCATATCTAGATTATGTCTAGCAAAGATTGCTAAGTATTCAGCTTTCTCTGCCTCTATTTCCGCATTTCTACGACTCATGTTCATAAGAGATTTACCTTGTCTCTCATATGACTCTCTCAAGGCGTCCATAGCCTGTTTCTGTTCTTCTACTGCACTTTCTAACTTAATATTGTTAGCAGTCAAGGTCTGATTCTGATTGTACATATAGTAACTGAACAATCCTAGTGCAACTAAAAGACCAATTAATAAATTCTGCATTAGTCCTCTACCTCTATTTTATAATTGAGTCCAGCAGCTCCACGAATCTCTACTGGTCTCTTATCCGAATCAATGAAAGATAGAAATTTCTCTTTCTTCGTGATTATCTTTCTTACACCAGTGTAAACTCTATCGTCTTTATCACCCCATTCGGCGTTATACGATACAGACACAATGTAACGTGTCATGAATAATGATTTTATCCATGACCATAGGTTCCAAAATTGTCGTTTTAAAAAATCCATACTAATAATAATGCCAATAAGAATCCTTTTGCAAATGATATCCACATTGCGTGGTATTCACTAATGTTAAAGAAGTCCATATATTTGTATACTTGTTGTTCATGCCAATCTAGAAATTTATGTAAATGTTCCATATGTTTCTCCTATGACCACTCAATCCAACCAGTGGTTATATATTTATGCCCTGAGATAGGTGGATTACCTCTGTGGACGTGTGTAAAGTAGCCTGGCCATACCAAGAAGTCACCCTTCTTTGGTTTGTATCTACAATGTTGATATAAGAATTCTGTTTCACCACCCTCGTCAACGTCATTAAGATATAACATATATGCTAATACTCTATCACGTGTTTCTCTACCCATTGTCTCACAATGCCATAAATGATATCCTTCGCCTGGTTCTGTTCGTTGTACCTTCGGAGGCTCAATCACTTTTATAAGGTCTCTTAGTTCTTGAAAGTAATGTTCTGTATATATTGGTAATATGTCGTCTTGAATCTTTCTTACTAATTCAGAATTGCGGTCTGAGAATCTGGCTTCTTCGGTGGGTGGTAGTTTAGCATAAGACGGAGTTGAAGTATCTGATTTTTCTAACTGGTTGTTTGTGTCATATTGTCCACGTACATTAATCTGACCATTATCTTTTACACAATGCCAATATTCAATTAATGAATCGCATTCTCTGTCGTCAAAGAATCCTCTGCAGTGCATTATAAAATTATTGTTAAGTTCTACGGATTCCCCGTTAGGAAAGTCCTTCGTCACTGTTTGCATAATTATGTTTCCTATGGGCAAGTTTTTCTTCCCAGTTTTCTATTGCTTTATGGATTCCTTCCTCAGCAAGGACAGAACAATGGAGTTTGATGGCAGGCAACTCAAGAGCCTCTGCAATATCTTTATCTTTAATTTGTTTTGCCTGTTCAATTGTTCTACCTTTGAGCATTTCAACAAACATGGTTGATGATGCGATAGCAGAACCGCATCCATAAGTTTTGAATTTGACATCTTCTATAATATCCCCATTCATTTTTAGGTCAAGTTTCATAACGTCACCACATGCTGGTGCACCTACTAGTCCTGTTGCAACATTAGGGTCTTTAGGGTCGAACCTACCGACTGCATGTTTCTCAGGATTAGCTAATACGTCTTCAAATCTGTCTACTACCTTTTTACTATATGCCATGTTTTATTTATATAAAAAAATAGGGGAGTTTCTTTAAAGACTAAACTCCCACACCGAAAAATCGTCTCGCAATTTCAGTTATTGTATTTTTTCCTACGGACGTATAACTGGGCGCACATGCTCAAGACCCGTCCAAGAGAGTGTGGATTCAACCACTATTCAATACCCCTAAGCATATTGACCCCTCAAAATTGGTGAGTACAACGGGCGGTTTTCTGTTGCTTCTTGTGCTTATAGTCATCTTCGCAATGAAGGTTCCACACACCACTCACACCAATCAAACGTGGTTAGTAACCGCAACTTCCTTTTGAAAGTCAAGGATATTACCACCATTTCTTAATGCTTTAAGTTGTTCGATAGTGTTAGCGGCACTAGTGTGAACTATACCGATACCACCCGCTTCAACCCAAGCGTCAATGTTCTTTTGTCTGTCGTCAATCAAGACTGCACCTTCAATAGCAAAGGCAGCTTTCTGACTACCACTGTATGTACAAGTAGTAACAACAAATGGGTCAACCCACTGTTTAATCCACTCTTGCTTATCATACACAACTGTTCTTCTGTTTATCGCACCAGCGGCTGTCAAGATTTCCCAAGGAACACCAGTATGTTTTACATATCCGATTAGTTCATGGTAATCAACCATTGGTGGTAAGTTTCTGAACAGTCTTTTGTCAGTTAATTCTTGTTTTCTTTCGTCATATTCAGTGTGACCTTTAGCGTCAGCAGTAAGGGGTTTTCCTATCATTTCAGATACACCCTTAATGAAGTCAACTAGGACTCCGTCCATGTCAATAAAGATTGTTTCTAATTTCACTTCTTTTTTCATCATGTGTATAGGCTAACATTAAAATAGGGTCATTGTCAAGCGCTTTTCCGCTATTTTTTGACCTATTTTCTCTGCTTCAACCTCGTCTATCCCTTGCCTGGCAAGGACTTGACGGACATGCACCATTTCATGTGCAAGGGTTATCTCCCTTTCATCGTCTAATTTGACATATATTGATATATCTCTTAGTTTTCCGTGTATTGGGTACTCAATATAACCTTGTTTTGGGTGTGGGTGTGGTAGGCGATAGATATGTACACGAATCTTCCGAGAATCCTGAATACCTAACTCTCTTGCGTAGTAACAAGCACTCTCTTTCAGTGCTTTATATCTACTGTAGACCCTCATTTAACTCAATCACTCTTTCTTTCTTATACCATATTTTACTGTAAACTTTTGTACTTCTCCACTTTCCGTCTACCATTTCTTCTATGACCCACCTAGGAGTTCCGAATGGACTCCTGTCACGCATAAGACGTGCTTTCTCTTTCTGTAATATCAATAATCTCATTAGAAATATCTACCTAACCATTTGCTTAATCTTTTGAATGATTCGTCTTCGGGATTGTATACTTTAACAGGTGGTATTTGTGCTACCTCTTTTTTGACATAGTCATATGGTTTGTCTAAGTAATCAAACCAATTTATCATGTACATATCATCACATAATTTTGCACGTTGTTGTGCTTCTCTGATATATCTTCTGACTTTACGGAATCTTTTGAAACTGAGGGACATGACTTTTAGTTGAAATAACCATGAGATAATTTTAAATCCTCTTTGGTATGCTTGATTTATCTCAAATTCTATTCTACAAAGTTCACCTATTCCGTCCTGTCCATAATCTGTCATTATGTGTGATACGTCATGTAAATCCATATTCCAATAAGCATATGCCATGTTTGGATTAGGTGGTACATGTAAACTTGTTATGTCACTTGTTTTATCCCAGTTACCAAGAAACTCTTGTCTTACTGCACCAACTGTACCTTTCTTAAATTTCTTATTTAATGGTAGTCTCTCACCTTTTAGATATCTTTTACCTTGAGGAGTTTCTTGCCATTCCTCAATTATCTTTTTATATCCCTTACCGTTAAATGCGACATTTATCTCAACATAGGCCTGTGTGTCACCTTTGTTTTTTATAAGACGTTTGATTGCAGATATCCCTGCAGGTATATTAATTTCGTAGGCTTTGTAGACTTTTTCAGGCATTTCTTAACTTTTCTCCACACTTTGGACACTTCAATGGGATATCAAGCAGTTTTGTGGCCGCATAATGTTTATCCCATTCCTCATCTATATTTATGACTGGTATGTCATGGAACATTTCTGACGGTAACGGGAATCCTATATGCTCAGTCTTCTTCATCTATTTCTTCGAGTTGACCTTCGTCAATCTCAGCACCACAATAAGGACAATGCTGGATTGGATAATGGTGTTCGTCCATTTCAGAATATATCTCACATTCTGATTGACAATCTGTACAAAAAAGTTTAATTAAACTCACTGTTGTATGTTCCCTCTTCTTTTACTAGGTAATTAGGTTTGTTGATTAAATGTGGCAATTCTAAATGTTTGCATATATTCTCGTAAGACTTAACCTTCCCATTCAATGTCACGAATGGTAAAGGCGTTTCCCCAATATCTTTGTATGTAAAATCTAAACCGCATATGTAAATCCTTACTTCGTTTTCTACCCTATCTACGGTATCAAGCATATGTCTGTATCTGTCACAGTATACGTCTTGTTCCCTTTCAGTAGGAAGATATAATTTATAACTGTCCACCTTTATGTAGTCCTTCAAGTTCAGTGTATCCACCGATATTTTCTTCATTAACTATAATTTGTGGAAAGGTTCTGGCGCCAGGAAATTGTTCCAATACGTCTTCTCTCTGAAAGTCTTCTCCTAACTGTTTATATATAAAATCATATCCATTAGTTTCACATAGTCTCTTTGCCATGTCACAGTATGGACACTGTGTTTTTCCCCATATCTCTATCATTTGTTACTGTACTCCATGTTTATTTTAGAATGGTGTTCTTCGTCTGCTCTAACTTTCTTAATTAAGTCAGATAGTTTAGCACTCTTCTTCATTTTATAATAATCGATAGCGAGTTGTGGTGCAGGTATATTCTCTACTTCTCCACTCTCTACCAGTCTTAAATACTCAGTGTATGATTTGACTGCTTCTTGTTCAAAGTATGCAATCATTCTATGTGCAGTTCTAAAGTCCACTATGTAAACTAAGAAGTAAAACAACATAAAAATCATTTGTGCAAACAAAACTAGGTATCTTTCAAACCAGTTTGGATTTGCAATTTCTATGAAAAACATTAGGTGCATTCTTTCATTCTCTGCTTCTGCTAACATTTCTCGTATCTGAGGCCCCCAACCAGTCTTCATTTTCCTGAGACTTTTGAGGTGTAACCACATACCAGCAACCATGCCTGGCACTCCTGCAACTGTTTCTAATACAACTGCTCTGTGTCCGTATCTATTTGCAAAAAATGTATCCGCAATGAAACGGAAAAACTTGGTCATGGATTTTGCAAATATATCTCTCATTTCAATTCTGTTTCTATAAATTTACCGAGAGTTTGTATGTCTTGTTCTGATAACATTCCTGCCTGTCCCCACATAGTGGCTGACATAGCACCAACTTGTTCCCCATTCTTATACTGAGTCAATCTATTTATTATGTAATCTGAACTCTGTCCTGCGAGTCTAGGGAATGATGCGATACCTTGTCCTTCTTGACCATGACAGGCGGCACAACCTGCCCATAAACTTCTAATTGAACTGAACTCGTCTGCGTTTGCGAGTTCTTGTTTTGCTCTGAGTTGTTCTACTACTGTTCCATTGACTCTTACATACTCTTCATAACATTCACCTGAACAATTACTGTTTCTTGAATAACCTTTATATTCTAAGTCGGGATAGATAACCGTAGCGAAAAAGAGTGCAAGCAAAGTGCACCCAAATAATACCATTCCTAATTCTCTCATATGATTTGTAATATTATGTATATCAGTCCGATAACAAGTCCTAAAAATGCCACCAATAATATGATAGCGGTTGTAAATAAGTTTAAAGGTGTTGGGTTAAAGTCTTCTTTACTCCCTGCACCCAGTAATAATTTAAATATCAATCTCATGCGACATTTCTATATTTAGAATCGACACAATGACCATGCCAAGTTTTCATATCGTCATTACAGACATCGTCTTCAATCTTATCAATCCATTCTTTCATTTCTTCTTCGGGTTGTTTTCTTTTTCTCTCTGGCTTATCGCACATATATGTACCGTCTTTTTCATTGAAACACAATCCGTCAAGAGTTTCGATTGTGCTTACACAACCTGCAAGATATACTGTAATCAGTGTTGTAAAAATTATTCTAGTCATAAAATATTCCCATTGTAAATCTGTACATTGGAGCTTCTGTACTTGGTGGTCTTATTGCGTGAGTTACTCCTTCTCCTAACCATAGTACAGCTCCTGGCACGTATGGTACAGCGGCGTGGAATGTCTCTCCGTCATTTTCATAAATTATAGTTTCACCACCCCATTTATTATGCCACTCAAGGTTTGCATAGTAAACTATAGAAGTTTGTTTTCTATGTGTATGAGGCCAAAACTGTTGTCCTTGATAAACCAAATTGACTGAACAATATGTTGGTTTCTTATCCCCCATGATATCATGATATTCTTGACAGAACTCATCAGGTATACCTAAATCTCCGAAGTAATCAAATTTTGTTTTACCATGTCTATCTCTTTCACCTTTTCTTGCTACGTGAGCAAGATAGTATGATTTTGAGAATGGTGCTTCAACTCCGTCATAATCATTCCAACCAAGGCGATAGTCCTTCTTAAGTAATTCCTGCCACACTGCAACCCTTAAGTTCATAGGTAAAGCATTTGGTATCAGTTTATATAAATCACTTTCTAATTTCATAATATAAAATATATCTTACAGTTTAAATCCTTCAAATGTATCTTCTTGGATATCTTGTTTGATACCACCTATGACATAAGATTCAATCTCTGTCTCCTGTGGTGCGTTCTGTAGTCCTCTACTGTTGAACCAGTGTTTAGTCCAAGGCAATGGATTATTTGCACTAGAGATATCATACATTGCATTCAGGCCTATTGCTCTAAGTCTTTTGTTTGCTATGTACTCTACATATTGTCCAAGAAGTGGTACAGATAATCCTATCATAGAACCTTCTTTAAACAAGAACTCTGCCCATTCTTTCTCTTGATTCACTGCGTCCTCATACATTGAGTAAACTTCTTTCTCACAATCTTTCATAACCTTATGCATGATTTTATCTTTCTCATGGTTTGCATAACATTTTAGTATGTGTTGTGATACAGCAAGGTGTTGTGCTTCGTCTCTTGCAATAAGAGATAGTATCTTTGCACTGCCTTCCATGACTTTCAGTTCACCGAAAGCGAAGGAACACGCAAAGGATACAAAGAAGCGTATTCCCTCTAATATATTCACACTGATAAGTGCGAGATATAATGCTTTGTATAGTTCATAGTCGTCAACTTTTTGACCTAATAACTTCCTACGTCCTAGTTCAATGAAATGGTCGTATTTTTCCGTGACCATATCTGCCCTCTTAATGATTGCTTCTTCGTCTAATATGGTGTCAAATACGTCACTTGGGTCTGAGTATACATTCTTTATGATATGTGTATAACTTCTACTATGGATAGTCTCAAAGAAGTCCCATGTAATAATGCAAGACTCAAGTTCAGGAAGGGTCACGAATGGTAAGAACGATAATGCTGGTGCCCTACCCTGAACTGAGTCTAGCAAAGTCTGATACCTCAGATTAGAGGTGAATATATGTTTCTGTGATTTATTCAAAGAGGCATAGTCGTTCCTATCTTTCTGTAAAGATACCTCTTCGGGTCTCCAAAAGAATCCTAATTGTTTCTGTGTCAGTTTATCAAATATAGGATACTTGAAGTCGTCAAATCGTTGTGTGTTTAAGGCTTCACCAAAGAATATCTTCTCCTTGGTGTAGTCTACTTTGTTCCTGTTAAATACTGTCATTCTTCTATCTTCGTAAATTCTAAGTGTTCGTAATTGTTTACAAAAAATGATTTATTGTGTGTCACTTCCCAACCTTTGACCCAATTCGTCATTTTTTCATGTTCCATGCTATCAATGTCTTGTTGCATGTACGGATTCTCTCTTCCGTCATATCTCAAGACACCTATCTTTTCCCTTGACCATTCACTTGCTTCATAGTGAAACTCAGCACCTGACTGACCACAATGACTCAATTTACTTGCGTCTTTTGTATAGTAGTGCAAAAACATATGATATGAATAGTCACCCATAAAAGTATCTCGCCAGTGTACCACATTTGGGCCATGATACAAGAGGATATCTCCAACTTCTAAGTCTACATCAATAGCATTCTTTCTTTTTCTAATAAGAATGCCTTGAGTTTGTTCAAAGACTTTGTTTTCATTCATTGCAGGGTCACTAGATGTATCCACCCAGTTCCTAGTGTTATCTAACCATATTTTCCATGGTTTGTCATTATCTGATTGATATCCTAAACAGATAGTGGCACTTATTTCACATGAGGGTCTATCAGAATGTGCTCTTAGATATGCACCTCTATCATATTTTCTAGTGAAAGAATAAGTTTGTTCCAACTCTATATCAAGTCTTTTATCTAATTCTTTATGTAACCACCTATGCATTGCAACTCCCATAGGTGTGGTATGTCCACCTCTAGAAGTATTGTGTGAAGAAACAGGACTATTTGGTATTGGTTCTAATTCTTCGTCAAAGACAGCTGCGTATGCGTCAGGCCATGGTTCAATTGTTTTCCATGTATCTAATGCAAAATCTGTTATTTCTTTTGGTATAACATTACGTAAGACTAAGTAACGGTCTTTTATGAGTTTGACTGTATCGTCATTCATAAATCCGTGTGCGTCTTTCCCGTAATTCGGGCCGTCTTTATATGTTACTCTATATGGCACAAGCGTCACAATCCTCTTCATCGAATGGGTCATGCCCACTCATTACATTAGCTGCGTCATCTACTGCGGAAGGCAATTCTTCTTTCACAACGTCTTCTTCTTTACCGTCCATAGTATTATGGTAGTAAGAAGTTTTCCACCCATATTTATATGTATTGAGCAAGTCATTTGCCATAACAGACACAGGAACTTCACCATTTTCATAGTTCTCAGGGTTGTATGACCAGTTACCACTAATACCTTGGTCAAAGAACTTTTGCATAACTGCAACTACTTTGATATATCCAAGATTATCTTTCATATCCCATAGCAATGTATAGAAGTTCTTGAGTTGTGTATACTGAGGTACAACCTGTTTAAGTGTTCCCTTCTTACTCTTCTTAACTGACAAGTGGTCTCTAGGTGGTTCAATACCATTTGTCGCATTTGATACAACACTAGACGATTCACTAGGCATTTGTGCACTAAGTGTAGAATGTCTCATACCATGTTCTAGGACTTCGCCACGTAGCGCCTCCCAGTCTTTCTTATACTTTATAGTTACTAGGTCGTCCACGTCCTTTTTGTACGTATCTATGGGTAATATGCCCTTCGCATACTTAGTTTTATGGTGCCAATCATTCTTACCCTTCTCTTTTGCAACGTTAATAGACGCTTTGATAAGTGAATATTGAAACTCTTCTGTTAGTTCATGGATTAACTGTAAAGATTCTTCACTTCCATATTGTGCTTTGTTCTTTGCAAGATAATGTGCGAGACCAATATATCCTATACCAAGACTTCTTCTCTTGATTGTTGATATCTCAGCGGCTTTCACAGGGTATTCTTGATAGTCAATCAATTCGTCAAGTGCTCTGACTGATAGGTCACATAAGTGTTCTATCTCGTCCAACTTAACAATACCTACGTTGACTGCACTTAAAATACACAATGCAATCTCACCTTTATAATCGTCAATAGATTGTATAGGTTTTGTAGGTAGAGTGATTTCCTGACAAAGATTACTCATGTTCACTTTGTCAAGGAAAGCACTATGTGTGTTGCAGTGGTCTATATTCATGATATAGATTCTGCCAGTCTCTGCTCTTTCTTTTAGTAAATCTGTTATCAATTCTCTAGCATTTACCTTAGTCTTTGGAATACTAGTTGCACGTTCATACTTCTCGTACAATTCGTCAAACTCAGGCGTTCCAAATGCGTCATATAGACCTTCTACAACGTGTGGTGAGAACAATGTAATGTCCTCGTTTTTGAGGAATCTCTGATAAAAGAGTTCACTCATTTGAATAGAGTAGTCTAGTTTCCTAACTCTATTGTCTTCTGTTCCCTTGTTATTCTTGAGAACAATAATATCGTTAATCTCTTGGTGCCAGATAGGAAAGTGTACTGTTGCACTCCCACCTCTTACACCGTTTTGTGTACAACAACGAACTGTAGATTCAAACTTCTTGAGGAATGGTATAACTCCTGTGTGTTGTACTTCACCACCACGAATCTTTGCACCTAATCCTCTGATACGTCCTGCGTTGATACCAATACCAGCACGTTGTGCTACATATTTTCCAATCGCCATATCACTTGAGAAAATAGAATCAAGAGAATCGTCACTGTCAACCAATACACAACTTGCAAATTGTTTGAGTGGTGTCCTTACACCTGCCATAATAGGTGTAGGAATATTAATCTTAAATGTAGAAATTGCGTCATAGTAATTCTTTACATACCATAACCTGTTCTTCTCACCATGACCATTGTATTTTTGAAACAATGTCATAGCAATCATCATATACATAAACTGTGGTGTCTCATACAGTTCACCTGTACTTCTATCTTGTACAAGATACTTGTCTACTATCTGTTGTAAACCTGCATAAGTAAAATCAAAATCTCTTTGGTGTCTTATATAACTATTGCACGTATCGATTTCTTCTTCTGTATAATGTTTTAGAATCTCTTTGGTGTAAACACCTTGCTCTATGTTCTTTCCAATCATATCATACAGTCTAGGATATATGTCTTTACCGTCTTTCCATTTAGTTCCAAAAACTTGTTTCTGTAGTGCAAACAATAAAAGTCTAGACGCTACAAACTGATAGTTAGGACTTTGTAATGAAATCAAATCTGAGGCTGACCTAATAAGGATACTCTGAATGTCCTTGGTTGTGATTCCGTCATAGAATTGAAGACCACTATTCATTTCAACTAATGATTCAGAAACACCTGTAACGTTTTTACAAGCGGCTGTAACCATAACATGAATTTTTTCTAGATTAATTTCTACACGTGAACCATCGCTCTTTACTACCTTAATATCTCCATTGTCATGTGTCATGTTTTTTTATACTCCTGTAACTTAAGTTTAGCAGAAAGGCCTGAATAAGTGCAAGAGTTTATAACTTCCACGATTTCATTTTGTGTCATGCCGTTCATTATCATATCATTAATATCTTTGAGTCCTTCGACTCTTTTATCACCCCAAATACATACGGTAAATCCGAGGTCAATAACCTCGTCAATCTTTTTAACTATCTCAGTGTTTCGTGGTTCGTTATCATAAATTATTATTGCATTCTCTTTTAGATTTTGTATCTTTTTAAAATCACTACCGCCAACTGCTATAGAGTTAGGTAGGAATAGACTATCTATCGGCCCTTCTGTGACATAGATTGTCTTTGACTTGTCCACATTGTTGATGTTGTAGATGAGTGGTACGTCATCTACGAATCTCATGGTTAAGTATCTCAAGGGCGTGTCGTTGATTGCCCTGCCACTTACACCAATCAATTCACCATTCTCTGAATAAAATGGGAAAACTATTCTAGGGTCTTTGCCTAATTCTCTATTTCTGTACTTACTACTTAAGAAAGACAGACTTTGTGCTTGAGTAACATACCATAGTTCTCTGATAATAGAGTCGTCTAACTGTCGGTCTTGAAGGTATTCTCTTGATTCCGTCTTTTCCCATGCACGAACAGCGACTGCTGACAAATCGTCCCTAGTCGTATTTAGAATGTTCTTACTTTTAAACTTAAAGTCGTTTGCACTTGGCATTTTCTGTTTCTTGACTTTAACTTTACCGCCTTTTTCCTGTAGATATTCTTTCAGATATTCTCTGTGGATATCAGGAAAGTGGTCTTTTAAGAAGTGGACGGACGAAGTAGACTTGCCACAATTGTGACATTTGTATATAAAGTTTTGGTCTACCTGAAAGTGATATCCCCTTGCCTTGTGTTTATTCTTTTGTGAATCACCACAATAGGGACACCTGTGATTTAGTGTCTTATCGTTCTTCCACTTGCAGACATCGAGTCTCGATGCCACCATAGACAAATATTTGCGTTCTAACCATATCATGTCTAGCCATTATACTAGATAGATATGGTTTGAACAAGGTGTTTTATTCAGAATCTTCTAGAGGTTCTTCTTTAGTTCCGCCTTCACCGTCAGGCACGACATGGTAGTCAATCCCTGCGACTTCTTCTCCTGCTAACCATTTCTCTAGTTTTTCATTGTACTCTACCATAGCACCTTCATATGATTTCATCATAAGTTTGTACCCTTCACTGTTTTTATCAGTTTTAGGTGATGGCCCTAGGTCAGGTTTTACTAGTGGAAAGTCTTCTGCTTTTCTATCACTCATTTCTATCTCCTAAGAATGTAGTTTTATTTAGGTTTTTTTTCGGCACTCTAACAACAATTCTAGGTTGTTCTGGCGCTTTATAATTTGCTATCAAACTCGTAGCAGTTATTAACAACAATAGTGCGAGAGGGTCAAATACAAATATCAATGCAATGATTACCCACCTTACCGCATTGTCCAAATAGTTTTGTGCCTCGTCTTGTCCGTATAACATTTCTGCAACGTACTTAATTGGCCCAATCTCCCCTTCTTGTTCTAACTGCAATCTTTGAAAAGGTAATTTCTCTTCATTCAATTGTACTATATCATCTACGACTGTGTCAATATCATTTCCGATTTCTTGTCGTTCTTCTTTCTGTCGTCTATCAATATAGTTTCTATCTTGAGGTCTAGCAGTTGCAATAATGTTATCTAGGTTTGCAATCCTATCTTCCAGTCTCTGTAATTCGTTGTTTTTTGCGTCAAGTCTTTTCTCTATGATAGACATTTCTAGTGAGTATGAATCACCCTGTAGTGTTTGTTCTATGTTTGCTTTAGATAGGAAACCAAATATACCCAGTGAGGTAATCAACATGAGAACAAATACTGAAAATGCAAGATAATATTTCATATAGTTCAATTGATTCCAAAACAAATGAACATAAGCCGCTGTGACTATCTTACCAAATTCTAGTGCACTCATCATGACTATCGTGGACATATACGCACCAGCAAATATAATCCCCATACCTATTACTGAAAAATAGGCGGCGATACCTGCTATCATTAGACTGGTGGCTAATGCCAAATAGTTTAGAAATTTCATAATTTATTTTGGTTTTCTAGTCCAAAGCTCAAAAAATCTTTTGTCTTGTTTCCTTTTCTTTCTCATTGTGGGTGGCATTGCAATGCCTGGCCCTGTTGCGTTCACTGGTGCATCTTCATTTAATTTATCTTCTCTCATGTATCCCATTAAATCATCTGCAAGTTGAATACCTGCGGAATAATCGGAAGGATAATGTAGACCTGCTTCTACTCGTCCCCAACCACATATATATGCACCTTTGAATAATCCTTCTCTATGGTCAGGATATTTACTTGCATAGTAATTAGCAACAACTCTAGACTGCACTGCGTGTCCACTTGGATATGCAGGACTTTTTGCAGTTGTTGTTACATATGGTTTAAATTCCATATTTAATGCTTCTGCTAATTGGTATGGTCTTGGTCGGTTAAAGAAGTTTTTGTAATGTTTGATAACGGGACTGCACTGGTCTTCCATGTATTCAATCGTATCAACATTAAACTCTAAATCATTTTGTTCCATATATGCTTTGATATAGTAAGAACCGTCTTCGTCACAATCTACGTATTGTCTTTTAGTTATTGCGGTAGTATTTTTTAGAAGTTCTTGTATCTTCTTAATGTCATCTACCGTAGCAGTTGAATTGTTTGCTGGTGGCGGTGCAGTCATTATTTTCTGCCAACCAGTATCCCATAAATCTATTTTATTGTATTTTGGTTTCTTCAACTCCGCTTGGTGTTTGAAGACCATGTCATTTACTTTTGTAACTTCCTCAATAAACATCATCTGCTGTTCCCAATACTCTGTGTTCTTCTAGAAATCCTATGTAAACAGGAACACCATACACTATACTATGTTCTGCTACAATCTTTATAGGTGATTTTGGTCTATATCTATTATCATTTTGATAGATGGCAAGTCTAAGATTGTATGTGACTCCCACACGTAAGTCTGCAAGATTTATAGTTTCTTGTAGTGTCTCAGACGTGACTAAATTTTTCTCCTTTAAGTGTCTGTAAAACTTTTCACATAACTCGTCTGCTTGGTCTTCTGTTAATCTTGTTTCTTCTTTGAGTAATGCGAGTGCTACTGCGTATGAGGCAAATGCTGATTTACCAAATGGTATTTTTTCTATAAGTTTTTTTAGATTGAATACCAATCTATGTAATGGTGTAAGTGACGCTTTCTCATCAGACGTAGTAGGTTTGTTTTCTAGTTTTACTGCAGGATTCTTTGGGTCGGGTTTATGCGTGATTCTTTTACCGTTCTTATCAATGAAACCGAACTTGTATGCTTGCGTTTTCACGAAAGGTGTTGTTAACATCTTAAGTATACGGAATACAATTAGCGTGTCTATTATTCGGGTGGCCATATATCTATTTATACCTCTCGAAGGGTCATTGCAAGAGTTTCGTCTATTGGAACCTCTACTTCAAATCCCTCTTCAACGTATCCAAGATATATAAGCATTGTTTTGATTGACGACCAATAACCTTGGTCTTTGATTTTAAACTTTAACATTCTCATTGACGCTTCATATCCAAAGACATTGAAAATACAAATGAGGTGATTAAGCATGAGACGTTCTCTAAGTTCTCCGTGTTGATAGTATCTAAAGAGAAGTCTTTTAAGGTATCGGAACCTACGTAAGTCTTCATAAAAATCTTCCATGTCCTCACACTGAGGGTCATCATAGTGTTTTATTGCGTAGGCGGCGAAGTTCTTAGCTGTAAGTTTGTCAAATAGACTCATAATAATATATTTTTGTTTACACTAGTATATAGTGTAAGGAAGAAGATTAGACTAATGAACCGTATACTTTAAATGAACCTGATTCTAATTTCTCAGTTCTGATTTTCATAGTATAGTTCATAGATTCTTCTTCAATTTCGTCATGAGGAGTATCTACTGATTTACCCATGATATCTCCGTAACGTTTGAAAGAGATTTCAAACTCTCCACTTTCGTTCATGTCCATGTCGTTTATATTTCCGTCATGTGACAATCCAAGTAAAGCAAGTTTTGCTTCCATTTGTGCAACAGCAGCTTTTGGATTTATGTATTCCATAGAAGCAGTGTGACCTAAAATTGCATTGAGTCTTGTTTTAATTTCTGCGTCATCTATGTTGTGTTCCCCACCCATTCCTTCGTATGAATGGTCAAGGTCTTCTACTAGATATGTTTTAAAAGTTTTCATATGTGTATTTATCCTTATTTTGTGCCTGGCCAACCATAATCCTGAATTATTTCAAGCCCATTGACAATAGCGTCTTCACAATTTAAATAGCCTGACAGAACGAATATATTTTCATTACCAGTTACGTCTGACATGCCATATTGCCATGGCCAAGGGAAATCACTTGGTGCTTCCCTTCTGTCTTTTCCATTGATTGTTTTTATACCCTTTTTATTTTCTGTACCTACTTCTAACATTTCAGTAACTTCTTTAGGTTTCTGACCTACAATGAAATGTCCATGGTGAGATACACCAATTGATTTAAAGAATTGGATTAAAGGAACCATAGATATCTTAGTAGGGTCTGAGGCAAATCCTTTTTCATGCGGTAATAATTTCCAACGGTTTAATATATCTGCACTTGTTTCACCAGTAGCTGGATTATCATTCCACATTGCATGATTTGTAAGACCTAGTTTGTCTCTAAAGTCTCCGCTTCCACCGTTAATTTTCCAGTCGTTTTCTAACTGTTCCGTTATTGATTCTGAACAACCCCACCAGTATTTTGGAGATACCAATGCACCGTCTCCTTCGTTTATTGTTGAATTGCAGGGGTGACAGAAACTAGTAAAGATTATAGGGCAAGTATTTTCTGTAGGGTGTGCTTCAAGGCCTAATGGGTCATCGGGATTTATTTTTGCGTTACCTACAGAGGCGTCACCTGTTGATTGGTCTTGCCAACGAATGTTTCTAAATCTACCACTAGGAAAATTATCTTGAACTTTTTTTAATGAAGCTTTCCATTCGGTTACAAATTCTTCGTTTGATTCTTCTGTGAAACGAGTATTGTATTTTCTACGACTTAATTCAGACTGAACCAGTCTGTCTATTTCACTTTCGGACAGGGTTCTGTCCATCGTAACTTGATACGCCATAATATATGTTTACCTTATGTAGTTATTGCAACACCAACACCTAAAACTGAAGCGTGGGCGGCAAAGATTTCATCTGACGGGTCTTTCTGTACAAACTCAACTCCATTTGCTTTTAGAGTGAATGTACCGATAAGTGCATTTGCAGATGTTTCTATTGATACGAGTCTGTCTGTAGCACCACTATTGCATAGTCTAACTACAGTTGAACTGCCAAAGTTAGAACCATTAGTAGTAGATGTACCGCAAGCAGCTTCTGAACCTAATACTTTAATTTTCATTGATTACCTCTTAATCATAAGGTGGATACTTTCCACCAAGTTTTATTGAACTTATTGGCCAACCACATGGTTTAATGTCATCGGGTAAAGCCGCATAATGAGGGTCATTTTGTCGGATTCCTGTTGTAAATGCAGGTGTTGTGTTATCGTCAACATATCCAAATACTGGAGCTGCTTCTACAGTTTGACCTGCCATTGAACCTCTTGGTATAGTACCCTCGTCACCATACTGTTTCATCATGTCAAAGACTGATTTTATCCAGTTCTTTTGAATGGTTCCACTAAATTGATTCAATATTTTTTTGTACCCGTCTAAACCAATTGTTCTGTGTATTTTTTCAAAGGTAGTGTTTTGTACATACCAAGAATAATACCATGAGCTTGACGTTGTACCGTCTGATAAAGGTAAATTCAAAGATAAATCAGTAATGATACAATCGTTTCTGTAGTCTCCTGATTGACCATTAGCTTCCCAAAGTTTCTTTAAGTCAGCGTCTTCTCTAATCAAGTATGCGTCCGAATCTTCATAAGTTTTCGGATTCGTATCTTCTTTAAATTTACATGCAATCAACAACAGTAAAGCACGAATATCAGAACCTTCATATACTCTAAGGAAGTAACAATCTACTAAATCCTTAAGATATCCAGTTCTGAAATCCGTTAAATACTGTTTCAGTTTTACTTTAGCGTCTGCTTCGTCTGTGCAAACATACGGATTCTTTTCCGCATCTCCAAAAAGATTAGGCCACGCTTGGTGTTTATAAAACCTATTCTTATTTGCTTCCCACAGAGCGTCATATTCCGCATCACTAATCATAGTGGTTTTATCCATTTCACTAGTTAGTGTGGATACGTCACAGTTTCCTAGTTCTGCGTCTCCCGACTTATCAAAATTTGCCATAATATATTCCCTTTATTGTTAAGCTGTAACAGTTATTGTTCCAGCAGCTGTTCCTATTCCTGCAACATTAGTGATAGTTGCGTTACCACCACCTGCTGTGTCAACAATAGTTCCACTATTTAACGACATTGCGTTTGCACCAATACTTAGTACGTCACCTGCGTCTGTAGCTGCGTTTGCGGCTCCAATTGCAAGACTGAATACAAGTTCGTTAGTGGTTGAACCACTAGCATACGATAATGTATGGTTTGCATTGTTGTCATTAACAACAGTTAGTTGTGGTGTTCCACTTACAGTCACATTCTCGTTGAAGAATACTTTAACTGATAATGTTCCACCATCTGATTTATCAAATGCTGTTGTAACAAAATCAATTTCTGTAATGTCTGCCTGCCCAATACCAACGGCAAGGTCTGCACCAGTAGCAACCAAAATCTCTTCTAGATTTCTAGAACCTACAGTTTTTTTAAGAACCCAACCTTCTGGCTTAGCAATAGTGTTTTTCTTATCGGCGTCTGAAAGATACTTTGGTTTACTTTCATCGCTATCTGATACTCCCCATAGTGCCATTTTTATTTCCTCTCGTTTATTTATTCGCTACCTTTAAGACAGCGTCAAATGCTTTCTTGAACCCTTTCGAGTCCTTCTGCATCATGTTTAAGTATTTAGACCTGAGTGGCGCTTTGATACTCATTAAAGCATTATATACTTTACTTGCATCACCTGCCTTGACTTTCGTCTTTTTCATGTCATCTGTTCTCACGTCTGTATCTTTACCTGTATCGTCTATAGACGCAAGTTGTACCATAACATTCGCATCTGCGTGTTTCTGTGTACCCTTTGCACCATAGTCTAAGGCGTTGACCGCTCTCATGATAACTTCATCTTCACTTGCTTCGACATATTTTCCACCAGCCATTTTGCTGAGTTTCTCTAGTCTTGCTCGTAAATCCTTTTCGTTTTTACTCTGTGCAACTGCACGAGCAACTTTCTTGTTCCCTGCGTCAGACATCATACCAAAGTCACCGACCTTTTCGATTACTTTGTTTACCTTTTTAGCATTGTCTTTTATGTAACCAAGTTTTTTGATTCTCTCTTTAAAAGACTTATACCTTGCGTCTAAGCTTACGTTCTTATCTGACATTAGAATGCACCATTAATTTCTTTGTGATTCTTGTACATTTTTTTAGACTTTTTCATAAGTTCATCATAGATTCCCTTACGCATTGCCATCATGTCAGAACTCATTGAACCATTTGCTTTATGCATTTGTGATAACAACTCTAACATTTTTCCTGCTTTCTTTTCTTTCATTGCAGCTGCGAGTGCAATCAATGAACCATTATGGTCATTCCTATCAGTCATTTGTTCAATACGTTTGATAAGTTCAGGTGGTGCCATTTTAGAAGCTTCTTCTATAGTTTCTTCTTTCTTGTTCTTAAGAGACTTACCTTCTTTATCATATCCAGGCTTTCCTGCTTTCTCTTTCTTGGATATTGCGATAGCAGCTCTTTGAGCGGCTGATACTGCACCTTCCTCTACTTGTTCCATAGCAGGTAGTTCACCCATTTTAGCAGCCATTCTTTTGAAACCTTTTGGATTCTGTTTCATCATAGATTGAAGGACTTTGGTACTTGTCATGTTCATAAGATTTGCAATACCGTCAATCTCTTTCTTATCTTTAGTCTTAAAGATTTTACTGATTGATTCACCAGTTCCTACAATCTTTTCTGAGATAACTTCTTCTTTGATACCAAGTTTCTTCATCTCTTTTTCAATCTCTTTGTTGATTGCTTTAAGAGCATTTAGTGAAGGATTCGCAACCTTTGACTTGTTTTGTGCTTTATCGATTGCTTGCATTTCTCTTGCTTTCTTTAAGAGTAAGTCTGAGTATTTTGCATACTTACCTTCGTCTAGGTCTTCTTTCATACCCATAACTTTATGTGCAAGTTTAACTAAAATGTTTATGTTTGCTTTTTCCATTTTAGCTTTGTTAGAGTCGTTGACTGAATCATAGGCTTTTACAATAACACTTGCAGTGAACATGTCTAACATAACTCCACCGACTTTCTGTGCTTGTTTGTCTGATACAATCTTTTGTATTGCAGGCATTAAATTCTTTTCAATTAGATATGCTTCGTGGATTTGATTTAGTTCTTGGTTTAGTACGAATGATTCGTTTGCAAATTTGAGTGCTTTCATAACGTCTTTGTTTTTAAGCATTGCGTTACCATAGAACTTTGCAATTTCTTTAGTTGCAACTGAATGTGCACCACTAAGGTCTAAAGCAACTTCTACTGCTTTCTTGACTTTAGCGTCTTTGACTTTGTTCTTTTTGAAATAATTATTTACTTCCATACCAGTAAGTTTTGACTTACCGTATGGGCCGAGTGCGTCAACTTTTCCGTCTTTATCTAAGACTTTCTTTTCTTTTAATTCTTGGAATATATTACCTTGAAAATGCATGTTACTCTCCAGCAGACTCTTCCCACATACCTCTGACCACGTCTTCGACTTTAGTTTTTCTAGAGTCACCTTCTTTTACTCTACGTCTGTCACCACCAGCGGCAATCCACTCTTGCATTTTACTGATATCTTCGGATTTACCTTTATAATTCTTGTCGATATAATCAAAGAACTTCTTCTTCTCTTCGTCTGATTTGAAATCAGCAGGTGAATTTACCTTAAATTTCTTAAGTGCCTTTGCGAAGAATTCTTTGTATTCTTCTTCTGCGGTCATGACTTTCTTAGTTGCTTCAACTAAGTCATTTGATAATTTGTTTATGCTCATTGGATTAACTCTCCCTTTTCAAAATAATTAAAAAGCATTGATTTTTTCTCTTCGTTTAAGTCCAATGATTTAGCTAAACGTCCTAACATGTTCTTTTCAAGAAGTTTATTGTTTACATCGGATTCTTGAGTGTCTTCAATGATTGGTTCCTCGAAACCTTCTAACAATGCGTCAATTTCTTCCGCAATTATATCGTCCTGTGTCTTTTCTTCAACGACAGGTTCAGCTGCTTCCTTAACGAAAGAACGAACTTTGGCTAATTCCGATTTCCAATCTTGTATATTACTCATACTACCTTTATTTATATAAACTCAATCTTGAGAACCAACTTTGAATCTATATTCTCCTTATTTAAAATTTTATATTTCACATTATCAGGTAACATAAACTTAGTGCCTGGCACTAACTTATTACCTGTCCCATATTCTTCGTCACGTTTATACAGGATTTGCCACCCATTGCCCGCAAGGGCATAAACCATTTCTTTTTTGGTAGTATCTATCCAGTCTGTTGTTGAATCATACGTTCTAATGACGTATTGTTCATGAGTTCCGTGTTTACTTAACCAGTCCTCATTGACCATGACCACTTACTCCATTATGTTACTTCTTTGAACCTCTGACTTTGTCCGCTAAATCTGAGTCTGCTTTACCCCAAGTACCTTTACCCTTGGTAATAAAACTATTGACTCTTGCCATTGCCCATTGTGGAGCAGTAGCGCCTGGTCTGTGACCAGTTTTATAAGCGGCAAGTCCCCTGTTGTATACTTGTTTTAGAATACCTAGAGATATTCCTGACTTTTCTGCTTTGTTTTTAAGTCCTTCTTCGTTCTCAAATACTTCTTGATTTTCTTTGATTTCTTTGACTTCAAATGCTTCGTTGTGAGGATAACCCTGTAAAGGATTACCAAATACCTGTGAGAAATGTTTCTTAGTTCTATCTTTCTCTTCGTGGAATGCTTTCTCTTGTTCCTTTATGTAATTCTCTACGTCTTGGCCAGGCGTATCATGTTGGTAAGTCAGACGTATATCGTCTGTCCCAATTTCATGAACTCCGTTATCTGTTTTATTACCTATCATATCTTTCCCCTAACAACATGTACAATTACAACATTTACAACATGTGCACATATATTTATCCTTAGTTCTTTCCGAACATTTTATCAAACTTTTTAGTATGAACTGATTTTTTAGTCTTTGTAGGTTCGCCATCTTCGTCTTCATCGCCAGGCGCAGGCCCAGTTAGTCCTTTCTTGAAGTGTGCGTCCCTTTTTTCTTTGGTTTTTTTATCTAAACCTTTGTAATACTTTTTAGGTTGAGTACCTTCTTTATCTTTTACGTCTTTATCCTGTTCTTCTTTGTCTTCCTGTGCTCTTTGAATTTGGTCTTGGGTTGGAGCTCCTTTTTCACCCTTCTTTCTCATCTTTTCACCACGAGCTCTTTTCTTTCTGATATTGTCCCAAAGTCCTTCTTCTAATTCATCACCTTGTTTTAAGAACAATCTGTTTTTCCCTTGTTTCTTATCAGATACTACAATTCCTACCATTTTTGCTATAGAACTAATAAATGTTATTCCGTCTTTTGCATCTTTCTTATATCTTTTACCCATTTCAGATTTAAGTTTTTTAACAATAATATCAAGTACATTGTCTACACTACTAACTAACTTACCTTCGTCAACAGCGTCTTGTAAATATTTTGAATCTTCGATATCAGGTAAAGTATCTTCTTGTTGTGATTCTCTTTCAGCTTCTGCTTCGTCTTTTTTTGATTGTCTTTCCGACTCTCTTTCGTGTTTCAGTTTTAAATTTTCAACTTCGTCTTCGTGTCTTCGTTTTAAATCTTCAACTTCACGTGCTTGGTCTGCTTTAAGAGAGGCTGCTTCTTCGGGGCCTTCTACTAACCATTCAGATTGTTTGTAAGTTTTTGTTACTCTCATATGTTTATTTAGACTTCTTTTTAAGAAGTTCTTGTTCTCTCCATGCCATTGCCATTTTGTTACTAGGGAACTTACTTGTCCATGTCAGTAGTTTACTATACAACTGGTCTGCTTTCTTTTCTAATGATTTAACATCATCATTATTTGTTATCTCTACAAAATCTTTCTTGAACATTGCTCTAAATTTACTTGCATTTTTTTGTGAGGCGTCCCAATCACCCTTTACTATTTCAGGTGGTAGTTTTCTTGCTCTCATATCGTTTCTTGCTTGTGCGTTATCTAAAGAAGTATTTACGAATACCATTTTATAATCGTATCCTAGTTTGTCTAACATCTTTTTATAGTTTGCAATCTTGCTTGACTTAGCAGCTGTGGTATCAAATATAAGTCCTAGTCTTCCTTCAATATAATTATCTAGATTCATACCTGTAATCTTCTTTGCTTTCGCACGTACAGGGTCAACTTTAGAGAAGTCTGCACCTCTTAAGTCAAGTCCCAAACCTGCTTTCTTTAGTCCCACTTCAAATGCTTTGTCCGTGTTTACAAGTTTTAAACCTAGTGGTTTTAGTGCAAGTCTATCTACAACTGTGGATTTACCACTGCCTGGCCCACCCATAAGAAATACTGCTTTGAATATTCCTTGGTCATAAACACCTTCCATAATCAAATCTTCTCTGATATACCAAGGTATAGTTTCTTCTTTGATACCCATACCAGTTCTAACGTCTTTATATAATGACTGTGCCAATCTTTTGTTTTTACTTGGAACACCTTCTTGGAATGCGTCAAAGTCTCCTTCACCAGCAAGTGCTCTCATTTTACTTGCACTCATTCCTGATACGTCATCTGCGTCAGGGTCACGTTCACCAGCAGATATAATGTCGATTGAATTGAATTTGTAGAAACCGTGTCTTCCTTTTTTTCCGTTATACTTCTTAACAAGCATATCAAACTCTTTGACTCTATCTGAACCTACAACCATACGTACATTCGTATATCCTTTGTTGTGTAGGTCTACTACAATTTCAAAGATAGTTCGTGCAGGTGTATTGATAACACCAATCTTAGGAAAGAACTTCTTGAGGTATGTAATTTTTTGTTTGTAACTAAGAGGATTCTTTTTAGGGTCACTTGAATGTGAAGTGTAAATTAAAGGCACATAACCACCTTTGGAAGATTGTTCCAACTTCTTGACTAGTTTTGCGTGACCAGTGGTGGGTGGATTGAATCTACCAAATGTAAATGTAGCACCCTTTTCTTTTGCCTCGTTAAATGACCTAAAAGATTTCACTTCATTGTCTCCCTTTCTTTATCCACCAAGTCATTCATGATTTCCATGTTTTGGTCACCAGTCTTAGAGGTGTCATACTCATATCCCTTTTCAGGGTCACCAATTACCCAATCATCCTCTTTAAATTTGATATCAGTTTGTGCTGGATATTTTGGTAATGCAAACTCTTCATTCACACCCCCAAGTTTCTTTTTGATTTTTGCTTTCTCTTTTGCGATTACGTCTTTACGTATCTTCATAGCAATCTTCTTGATTGCTTTTTGTTTCTTCGCCATTTGTTTTTCAAGGGCTGCTTTTGCACCAACACCTAAATCTTTCTTGGATTTACCTTTAAGAATTTTCTTTTCTATTGCTTTACGTGCCTGTAATTCTGCTTTCTTTTCTATCTGACCTTTCTGTAGTTGTGGTTTCTTAGCAGCTTTCTTTCTTGCTCTTAGTATCTTTGCTTTGTTCTTCTTGAATGCCTGTTTCATTTTCAGTCTAGTTTTCATTGATACTACTTCACCTAAGAAATATTCAAAGTCATATTTGACATCGTCATCTACTGGTGCGTTTGCTCTCCATTGCCAACAAGACCAATAGTTTGCTTTCCATTTTGGGCCTGGGTCTGTATCACAGTTCATTCTAGCACGATATGCTTTTAATCTCTTGGGGTCGTCACGTTTGATTTCCATATTAGGGTCACCAAACTCAACCTTAACGACATTATCTTTATCGTTCTTAACGTAGACCTTGAACTTCTTTTTACTACCACTAGGGTTTCTGATAGGGTCATTCAGTTTTACCTTCTTACCTTGGTATTCTGCGTCTTCTATTATTAAATCGTCATACATACTTCTATTTATCCCAATTCTTTTGTGCAGTGAAGTTATTATAGGCAAATTCCATACGGTCTACCAGTTTAACAGCACCACCTTCTTTATCGATTGCTACGTAACCTTCGGGATTTACTACTTCAAATCCCTTGTTTGTTTTCTTGAATGTTCCTATACCCTTAACTCTGTTAAGACAATTGATAATTAACATTTTACCTTCTACCAAATATGATTGGAAAGCAGTAAGATTATCAATCATTTTTCTTAATCCATTTAATTCTTTAATTAAATCTTGTCCAATCTCTCTTTTGATATTCTTAGTCTTTTCTTGTTTTACTTTTGCAACTATTTTTTCTTCCCAATATTTACCAACATAGTTTATGTAGTCTTGAGAGTTTGGTTTGAATTTACCACCTGTACGTATAAGTGAGTTAGCATATGTTTTATATGTTGCCCCCGAAGCACCTTTTGATTCCATAGTTGCCATAACTTTTTGGAACTTAGTTAAATCATTTTTCTTGATTCCATGGAATGCTTTACCTGTTGCGGTTAGTATCTTAGATAAATGCATTGCTTCTTTAGCAGTCATTGAACCTGTACCACTAACGTCTTTATATGTTGCGTCATCTATCCAAACGTCACCTTGTTTTAGTCCACTTATATTTGCACCAAATTTAGCACCTAATCCTTCTATGGTAGAACCACTGTATGTGGTATGAAATACGATACCCATTTTTGATTTCTTAATCCTTTTACCTAAGTCTGAATCTTCTTTGACTGCGTATAGAATTGTATTAGGTTGGAATGTAATGTACTTACCGTCATCAAATTTAGTAGAACCTTTATCATTAGTATACATTAAATCACCTTGTAGAATTTCTTTCATGCCTACTTTTGAAAGATATCTAAATGAAGTAAGGAATTTTTCTTCTAGGTCACCTGTAAGTTCAGGTGCGTCTTTGATTTCTTGTTCTGATTTATAGTGTAATTGTTTTTGGGTGAATAAAGATTTCTTTGCAACAAAGAACTCACCTGATTCGGGGTGAGGCCCTGCCCATATAGCAGGTGCACCGTCCCATTTGACAGTCATGTTAACACGTGAACTACTATTACCCTTGAGCATTTTGCGTAGTTCCATAAGGAAATAGATAGCAGAACGTCCACCATCAATACCATTATTGATAATCTCGTCTTCTAAATGTTCTAAATGTAAATTTTTAACTGCCATAATAGTAGGCTACCACCTTTTGAAGTGTTTGTCTACTATTTATGATTTCTGTAATGGTGTCGAACTAAGGTGTTTGTCAATAGAAGATATGGCACCATTGAGGCGTTGCACCTCATTAGAGTCTTTTTGTTTTCTTGCAAGTCTTAATTCCTTTTTCAAACTAACTTTCTGTTGTAGTAAGTCTAGAACTTCTTGCGATTTCAAATTCTTTGCCATAATAATACCATACTGTCTTACTATTTAGGTATTTTTATATTTTAAAGTCCTTGAATTTCTCATTTCTGTCCATTACAGGCGTGTCGTCTTCCTGTGCAATTGCACTATCAACGAGTTCTTCCTGTGCTTCTTGTTCACAGTCATAGAATTTCATACGACTTCTATCAACACCCAAAACAAATCTTTTGAATACTGTAGGGTCGTTGTATCTGTTTTTCAATTGTTTGACCACCATTTGGTCTAACTCTTCTAGTTCCTCAGACGTAATCAAAGCAAACATAAAGTCTGCTGTTGCAGGTAATCCAAATGATTCTGAGGTATCTTCTAAACCAATATCGGTAGAACCAAAACCACTTCTTGTAGTTTGTGTTGCACTCATAATGGGCACGTCATATTCAACCGCAAGACCACGCATTTCTTCAGCAATACTCTTGACCAATGTGTAAGAGTTTGCACCAGCGCCAGGTCTGATACGTAATGACCCACATATGTTTAGATAATCGATATAGATTATATCGGGTTTAAAATCTTTCTTGAGTTCTAGTTCTTGTAGTAAGTGTCTAAAGTGTCCAACATGAGCAGCTGCTGTAGGATATTCTTTAATGAATACTCTACCTTTTGTTTTGTCTTTTAGTTTTTCAATCTTCTTACCATACATTGACTTAGACATATCAGGCAGTTCTTTGATTGGTACATTCATAATGTTTGAATCGATTCTTTCTGCGATTCTTTCTTCTGCCATTTCCATGGTAATGTACAATACATTCTTACCCATAAGTAAGTGAGCAGAAGCACAGTGACACATGAATAGTGATTTACCAACACCTGTTCCTGCGAGACAAATGTTCAAAGTTTTGTTTGGTAATCCACCCTTAGTCACTTTGTTGAAGTATTCCAAATCAAATGGTATCTTCTCTTCTTCTGTAGTATAAAACTCAAATCTTTTCTCCGAGTCTTCTAATACATTATGACCTACGTTTGCGTCAAATGTAACTGATAAGGCGTCTTTCAATAATTCAGGAATCTCACCTGTAGACCTTTGAGACTTTTTGTCTACGACTTCAATACTGTCCATAAGTGCAAGATAGATTGCTCTGTCTTGGCACCACTTCTCAGTTTCTTCCGTCAACCATTCTACAGGAGTATCTTCCTCAAAAGAACCGAACCCCGCTACAACTGATTTTGCTGAACCTAGAATGTTATCAGATAACTCTTCATTACTATCTAGATTTATGAGAAGTGCCTCAGTTGTAGGGGGCTGGTTGAACTTTAAAAAGTAATCAGATATCTCTGAGAAGACAGTCCTTTCGTCCATCTCAGTGAAATACGAACCCTTAATGTAGGGTAATACTTTTCTACTAAATGTTTCGTTAAGAACTAGATTCTTGAGAATCGTCTGTTCCAGTCTCGCTTGATTTTCCATACTTAAAATACTCATTAACTACTTCTTCTAATTTATCCATAACGTCTTCTGTAAAATACTTTTCAGGATTGTTATTGATTGACTTACCGTATTCTGTTTTACCTGTTGGTAAAAGAACTCTCGTTCCTTGTTTTTTGAATACGTCAAAGGCAAGTGCAAGGTCAAGTAACCCATAGTATCTATCAAGACCTTTATCATATGTAAGTCTGACATCTACCATTCTGTTTTCCACAGTCAATCTTGATTTAGCATTCTTACAATGAATGATATTACCAATGATTTCTGTACCGTCCTTCTCTTTCCTTTTTGACAAGAATATAATTGAAGAGGCCGCATACTTAAGACCTGAACCACCACCCATTTCTTTTTGTGGGAACATGGAACCTATAACGTCATAAGTGTGATTGGTTACAATCATTGGCACTTTTGCACGTCCAAGTTTAAGAGTTAGAACTCTGAATGCACCCTTAGTAATTTGTGCTCGAGTCATATCTCTTGTCTCTTTTCCTTCTGCAGTATCTTCAATCTCTTTAGTAGTTGATAGCATACCAAGAGAATCAAGTACAAACATCATAGGTGGACGTTCTGACTCTTCTGTCTCAAGATACTTATCAAGTATATTCAGCGATTGGTTTCTGAATTCTTGAACCGTCACTACAGGCACGATAACTATACGATTGGAATCGATTCCTCTTTCCTCAATCATATCTTTCGTTAGTGCAGATTCTGATTCAAAGTAAATCACAGCAGCTTCAGGGTGGTCTTCCAAGAATTGTTTGACCATACCCAATGCAAAGAAAGTCTTACCAGTGGCAGACTCACCTGCAAGTGCAGTGATTTTGTTTTTAGGTAATCCACCTTTTAGTGAACCACTCAATAAGGCGTTGAAGATATAAGAACCCGTATCAATAAACGAGTCAACGTCTCCAGCAGCCACGCCATCGGAAACAACACTAGCGTATTCGTTCCCAGTGGACTTTACTAAGTCTTTAATAAATGACATAACACTTCTCCATAATGTATACCTATTATACTATGTATAATAAATTTCTGTAAGGGGTTTTCTAATCTTTTTTATGCCCGTTACCGTTTTTAATTCTTTTAGACTCATCAAACTTTATGACTTCTTCAATCATAGTCTTAATCGTATGGAGTTCTGTTTCAATGTGAATTATGAATGCAAATATTATACCTATCATGGTTATATAAAATACGTCCATCCACTCAATTAACATTATTGAACTCCTGCTTTATCATAAGACATTATTACAACTTCTTCGTCAATTAATCTTTTTCTATTAATCATATGTTGTTCTCGAATCTCTTCTTTTGAACCACCAAAATAAGGAACTGCATGTCCCTCTTCTACTAATACTTGGGTAGCAAGTTTAGTTTCACCGTCAATTTCAATTTGGAAGTCACCTAATATTCTACCGAACTTCCCCTTCATATCTTCGCCATTTCTATTAATTTGCGTTTGTAATATAGTTTCTTTGCCTAAAATTTCAATCAGACGTGCCTTTGAAGCTTTACCAAAAGTTTTTTCAACTTTATCTCTAGTACGGCTTTCGGGTGTATCGATGCCCATCATTCTGACTCTTTCGTCTGTTAAGACTACGCCAAAACCTAGGTCGATATCCACATCAACAGTGTCACCATCTATGACTTTTAAAATTTTTGCTCTATATTCATACATACCCTTTATTTATGAAAAGGGTCTATTTATTATGTAAAGAAACTATCTAAACTTGCAACTGGTTCAGGATTCCAACCTACTAGTCCAATGACTGCTTTTAGTGGTTCAACAAATGCTTTATCAAACTGTTTGTCATGGTCAATAAATCTATGCAGGTCAAATTCTTTTGGTAACGCTCCAATGAAAGATATCACATTCTCATTGATAGGATTCGGTGTAGTCAAATATGAGAAATGTAATTGTTCTGCTTCTTTGATTACTTCGTATCTCATGTCAAGATTCTTCTGTGTAAGTAAATGATTGTATAACAATGCACCTCTCACATGTATTGGTGTTCCTTTACTGTAGATAGTTGTTCTATCTGAGTATTGTCTGAGACCACGGCAACCTCTAGGGAATGCAACGTCCTCAGGCGGTAGCGTTCTAAAGTCTCTTCGTGCTTTTTCTACAAACTCCCATAGGTCTTGTTCTGTTCCATTCATGACAACATTAAATGCGTCTGTAAGTTTACCTCTAACCCATTGTGGTGTAGAAGACTTTGCAGTTTCTATGCCCATCATTTTCAGTTTAGGTTCTCTGAGTCTGACTCCTTCGTTATCATGTACGTTAAGAATGTATCTCTTCTTAGCAGTCCAAATACCTCTGTCTGCAATTACCTCACGACCCATTTGCATTTTCTGTTGGAATGCATTTGTATCTTTTGCAAGTTTATCATATCCTTTTGCAAGTACAGGTTCAATAGTATCTTCTGAGATAGTATTAATGAAGTCAATAATTTTTGCCTTCGGTGTATCTTCGGGAAAGACTTGTTTCACTAAATCGTCAAGAGTGATATACAATGAATCAGTATCGATTGCAATCACATAGTCTTTGTCTTCTGTCTTGAGAACTTGATTCAACCAATCATTGATTGTTTTCTCACCCCACTGAATAATCAACTGACCCGAAGTCGTAATTGCTTCTGCAAGGTCTACAGAAAAGAATGCAAACCACTGATTAGCAAGAGCACCATAAGCACTGTTCAATGCAATCTTACGAACTTGTTGGTTGTTATACGCACGTTTGATTTTTGTTTCTAAAACTGTACGTTGTTTCTTATCCGAAACACTTTCCAGTTCAATTTGATATCCAATCATTTTCTTCTTCCATAACTTTCTTTCGTCATAGAATTGTTCCATGAGTTCAGGAAGAAAACCTTGTTTGTCTTTTTTGAATTGTGCACCGTTTGGTGTTACAGCATAATCACCTTTGATTGTCTGTTTACCAGTAAGTAATTTTTCTACAGAAGTATCTACCTTACCCCTAATCATTTTCTCAGGCGAGATATTATACTGCATAATAATATGTGGATACAATGAGTTCAAGTCGAAACTTACAACCCAGTCATGACCGCCAACCAATGGTTCTTTTACGTAAGCACCCTCAATCTTATTGGTCTTTTCTTGTCCACGTAATTTCTGTGGTGGTGTTTGGATTCCTTGTTCCTTGAGGAAGTTGTAAATAATGGTTTCCCAATATTTCACCATTCCAAATGTGTCTGCATAATTACACTTAGCAGTATACGCCATTGATTGAATCAACTCAATGAAACCAAGTTTGTCTTCCAGTTCTTCAATCAGTTCTACGTCACGGACATTGTATTCTAAGAACAACGGATAATTAGTTCTGTATAATGTGTGTAAAGAACCGTACTCTGAATAATCTAGTTTTCCTTTACCCAGTTCAACTTGTGCTATGTGGTCAAGTTTGTAACTCTCTTGTTTGATAAATGTATTTTTTCTATACAGTTCAAGATAGTCAAGAACATTCACACCATAGAGATTGTATACTTGATTCTTTTGATATCCATACTGAGTGAATTCTCTTACGTCTGACATTCTCCAAGGCGAAAGTTTTTTGTGATACCCGTCACCAAATAATCTATCAATACGATTACAAAGATATGTAATATCAAATGAGTTTACATTCCAACCAGTTATGATATCAAATGATTGTTTGTCCCAATACTTTATAAATGCTTCTAGTAAGAATGCTTCATCTTGACAATCGACATAGTCAACATTGTCAGGTGCGTCCCATGGGCCGAGTCCAAATGTAACTGAGTTCTTACCGAATGGTTTGATTGTGATTGCGTTGACTTTCTCTTTCGCTTCCATAGGGTCAGGAAACCCTTCTTCACACTCACACTCAATATCAAGTGAGGCGACACGAATGAGTTTGGTATTAGGTTCTATTGTACCTTGAAACTTATCTGCAATATAAGTGTAGACATAACGGTCATAACCGTGGATATCAAATCCTTCCACTTGTTCATATTGTTCTCTGAACTTACGTGCACCACCCATAGAATTTAGATTGACAACCTCAAGTGGTTGTCCGTCTAAAGACCTATAAGCGGTTTGTCCTTTCTTAGATTTGACGTAGTGATTAGGTCGATAGGCAACTTGAAGTTTTACCTTCTTATTGCCTTGATAACCTGTTACTAATATCTTGTCTCGTGTGCGTGCTACATTAGTGTAAAAATCCATACTGTAATTATACTACAGTTTGTTCTATTCTACAAGATTCTTTTTAGAATGAAAATCAAAGTTATTGATTGCAACGTCCTTAATATCCTTCCAGTGTGCTATTTGAGATAACTCATCTTCCACTGTCTTCATTAAGTCAGGGTGTTCTGCAACACCACTTGCATTCTTTGTTAATACCTCAACATTAATTTTGTGTTTTGAAATCATTGCGTCTGCTTGTTGCACAATCGCATTTAATACTTTGTCGTGAAAATCAATCATACATTCCTAACTGTTTCTTGTAGTTCTACACTCCTGCGTCCTACTTGTTTAAACCAACGACTATCTTCCATTTCAACAGCCATTCTTTCCCAATCATGGTCTTCAACTGCATTCAACATATTCTTGAATTTACCCAGTCTAGTTCCACCTAAGTTGAAACACATGTTAACCAAGACTTCTCTAATGTCGCCTGGCAAATCGTACCAAACGTCTTCTCCGATAACATGAACTGTTTCGTCCATATGTTTATCAAAGTCTGAGTCATAGTATGCGTCTACAACTTCTTGCGAAACTGCAGTACCAACTTCCCAATCGTACTCAGGGTCTTCGGGTTGACATAAATGTCCAACACCGAGAGTTTTAAATCCCAATGAGTCAATATAAATTTCTAGCACTTCACCTTCGTGCCTCTTAATCGCTTCTTTACATCTTTCTACGTTCATTTTTTCTCCTCGCTTCTTGCGACTTGTTCTTCTAGGAGTTCTACTAGAATATCTCCCATGAGGTTATTTAGGTCATTGTCTTTTTCTAAATCTGACAAGTCCATACCTTCGGGAACTCTTCTAATAGTTCTCTGAAAATTTAGTTCAGGTTTTCCTTCTACGAATTCCACCTTTCCATATTGATAAACGGTGTCTTTGAATTCACCCTTTATAATTTCTATAGCATAGTGTTCTTCGTCCCTTTGATTAGGATTCTCTACTACTCTATACATTTCACCAATTAAATGTGGTCTGTTACTCAATGCAATTCTCCTTTTTGAAATGACTTCATTTCCTGTACACCTTTATAATTATGGTGTGCTTGAATTGTCATGTCTGCTATTTCTATTTCAGGATAACTTGTAATCAACTTATAAACCAGTCCAGCAACTTCTTGACGTGAGATACTAGGCATAGGTGAATTAAGAAGACCTAGATTTAAAGTTGTCATTTTGTATTTTTTATCTGAGTTGTATTGTAGGTTATTTGCTAAATGATTGAGAGACGCTTTAGCAGCTGAATAGAGATAACCTTTTGATATGTTTGGTTGAGCAGCTCTTGAAGAAAAATTAATAATATATTTGTTTCCTTTATCTACCCAAGAATCATGTGCGTATTGAAGTATCTTTGTTTGTTCAAATTCGTCATGTGCAAAATTAATCAAAACGTCAACATTAGCCCAACCCCACCAGTTCATACCATTCATTGTGATATCTTCCATACGTGGTGTATGTACTTCTATAGTATCACCTTTAAATGGTGTTGCTTCTAGTGTGTCTTTAATTGTCTTTGCTAGACCACTACTTCCTGTTATTGCTACTTTCATAATATTCTTTTACCAAATCAAAAGACGGTTTGCCGAACAGTGAACCGTCTACACTGCATTTATTACAAGGTGATTGACTTCGATCACCTTTCATTAATCTTTTACGAATCTTTGTCATAGGTTTACTGAACCAAACGTCATGTAATGTTGACTGTAGCAAGTTACCTACAACATGTTCTCTCCCCCAATCGTTTGAACAAAATAGAACATCACCGTTCCAATCAACAAACATTTTGTAGAAGGGGTAATGACAAGGTTTGCCTTTCAAAGAAGTAATGTCTGTTTCTTCTATCCCAACCCAGTCAATTACCCCACTACGGTTATTGAGAATCAATCCATGTTTCTCAAAGTCTCCCCAATGCATTCTAAATTTATACATATCTTCTCTGACATTCTTTAGCATTTTTTCAAAGTGTGTCATTTGTTCTATACCGTCATACAAATTTATGTACAGTAAATCTAGTCCTGCTTTATACAATCTTTCAACATACTTTTCTGTAAGTTTGTCTCCATTTGTATTACATTCAATTGTTGCCATTGGTAAATTAAATCTAAACTCTTTAACTATCTCTACAAAGTTTGGATTCAATAAATTTTCTCCGAACCCACTGAATGATATTTTACCTGAATACTGATTTTCTCCTAATTCTTCTGCAATGGTTCTAGCACCTTTAATCGTAAGATGGAGATTCCTGTTGGGAAATACTGTTGGGTCATGTCTTGGACAAAAGACACATGTCCTGTTGCACAACTCAGTAGTATTAATTTCAACTGTAAGAATCGAGTCAAGAGGTTTGAGTTCATTACTTTTTTTATTCCAATGTTTTTCTTCTTGTTTCCTTCTGTGTTCTAGGAAATCATATTGGTCAACTGCCTGTGTTGGTATGTTTCTACTCATATTGAAACTGGAGCGGAGAGATAGGATTGCACTATCGTCTCTGTGGTGGAACCACAGCGTGTTGCTATTACACTATCTCCGCTTAACTTATCGGATAATGTCAATGTTTTCTGCATTAACATTCCATGTTTCTAGTTCAGTTCTGAGTCTGTTTTCGGATTTAAGTTTGTCATATCTTTTACCAGCAAGTTTTTTCCACCAGTCAACTACACCTTCTAACTCGTATCTATCATAGTTGGGTGCTTTCTTTAATTCGTCTGTTTCTAGATTTAAATAATCCACTACATTCTCATAACCATAATTTGAAAAGTATTGTCTCTTCTGTTCCGTTAGACCTTTTGCATTTTCAAATGCTTGATTGAATTCTTTTAACTTTTCTTTGTCGTGTATATTTAGTGAGTTCTTTATCGTAGAAATTTGTTTCTGAATAGTCTTCATTTTTCTTGACGAAGCGTCATCATGAACTAATGGTTTACCGTCATTTTTAGTTTCAAACCAATACTTCAAGTCTCTATAGTTTTGGTCATTAATAGAAGGCACAAAATCTGATACGGTCAATCCTTTAAATCTTAAGAAAGGTTTCATACCGTCATACTGTGAAGAAGTCTTTGACGAACCGTATAAAGAAGTTGTTTCAAAACCACAAAATTTTGTATTGTATTTTTTGTTTAATGTTCTTCTAGCATGGTGTGAACAACATATAGCTGCAAGTAACTTACCACCAAGATAATTATATCCAAATGGTTGAGTAGGGACAATGGTGAATCCCATAATAACCGAATCATTGAACCTCTTCATTGTATCTTTACACATAGTATCTAAAGGTTTACCTAACATAACATTTCTAGGTTTAGAATTAATTGTTGGTGAACCGAATCTAATAAAACCCATAATCTTGTTTGTGTTTTTTTCATACACAACCCACTTCAATGTCTTGCCAGGAATTGACTTCTCTAAAGCATGAGACGTGGTGATTTCTAGGTAGTTATCATATAGGTCATTTGATAAGACTCTACATTCAAATTCCATGTCATGAGGGTGCATTGTGAAGTCACTAAACATATCATCTTCTGGCCCCATGCCAGGCAATGACGTTGGTAGATTAGCAACACGTTCTAATTTGATTTTACGTAGATAATCGTCAATACGGTCAAACCCATTATAGAAATCTATATAGATTTGCGAGGCGTAAAGAGAATCTTCTTTAGATAGAATTACAGACATACACCTATTATACTAAACAAGCGTATGTCTGTATAGTGGGTTTTTAAGAAATTTTGATTTCTTGAGGTTTGTCTTCTTCGGGTATTTCCCTAATCAACTGAACACTCAAAATACCGTTATCACACCAAGCAGAATCAATTACAATATCGTCTGCTAAAGTGAAACTTCTTTTGAATGAACGAGTAGCAAGTCCTTTATGGACATACTCTATTTCCTCGTCTGCTTCCTTTTTACCCTCAATGATAAGTTGGTTCTTCTCTTTAGTAACAGAGATTTCCGTCTTGTCAAAACCAGCAACTGCAAGTTGAACTGAAAAGTCCTCATCGTCATTTTTTATAATGTTGTATGGCGGGTAGTTTGTTGAATCATGCATGTTTTCTGCACGATTTAATAGTTGAAGAGTTCTGTCGAACCCGATTGCGAATGGGAATGATTTCCCGAAGACATCGTCATAGATAGTCATAGTTTTCTCCTTTATTAAGCAAGTTTATATTATGCAACCCCTAATGGGCATTGCAAAAGTATTTATACATTATATAATGCTGAATTATAATTTTTCAAGGGGTTTTATTGAAATAATTGTATTTATTTCAATATCATGATATGTAGGTTCGTGTATGCCCATAACTACAATCTTATCTCCCATAGTCTGAAACTTTTTTTCTACAGTGCAGGCAAGGGTGTGTATTTTGTTTGAAGTTAATGATTGATATTCTACTGTCATTTCTTTTTGATATAATTTGTCTTGGACTTCTTTGAATGTCATTTCTTTAGTTTTCTAATTGTGCGTTTAAAGTATGGTGCGTAAATTGTAACAGGTTCTTCTTTACCTTTTACAGTTATTTTATCAAGTTCTTTTACTTTGATATCGTCAGGCAATTGGTCAAGTGTGTATTGTGAAAGGATAATAGGTGTATCAAATGTTCTTGTTTGAACTTCAAGACGTGCACCTAGATTAACTGCATCACCGACAACTGAATAATCGAATCTTGCCTCACTTCCCATGTTTCCTACGATGCATGGGCCAGTATTTATTCCTGTGCCAATTACAACGGGTGGTAAATCATATCCCTGTTCTTTGAGTTCCTTGTTCATTTGTTCAGTAAGCAGTTCAATTTCCATAGCACTTCTAACCGCCATTTCAGCGTGGTTTGGACAATCCAAAGGGGCATTCCAAAATGCCATCAAACAATCGCCCATATATTTGTCGATGGTTCCGCCATGTGCAAGAACGACTTTTGACATTGCGTCTAGGAATTTGTTGATAAGTTCAACCAATCCTTCGGGGTCATCTTCTTTCATATACTTTTCGCTTATGGGAGTGAAGCCAACAATGTCGGCAAAAAGGAAGGAAAGTTCCTTTCTATCTCCACCTAATTTCAATAGTTCAGGATTTTTCTGTAGTTCTTCAACCATGTCAGGTGATAAATATTTTTGGAACTGTTTCTTTATTTGTTCTTTCAATTGATACGTAGTGAAGTATTTGTTGAAAGATGCGTGACCAAAAACTAACAATGAGGCAACTGATGAGTAAAAGACATCGAGCAAAATCAAGTTCTCAATCCAAACGTAATACCCCGTATACGCCTGCAATCCAACGACACTTAGACTCCCTATCCCCGAAAGAACTGTGGGAAGTCTGTAGACCATTGCCAGTATTACTAGAGACGAAAACAGAACAAGAAAAATTTCAAGAAATTCAAGATAGTAGAATCGTTGTATTTGGAATCCTGTCAAGACGGTCTGAATTAAATTCGCTTGTACTTCATGGGGATACATTGCACCCATTGGGGTTGAAACTGGATTACTCAGACCTGAAGCAGTCAGACCCCATATAAGGATTTTATCTGCAGGGATTTTGTCCACTGCACTGACACGTTCAAACTGATTCCAAAATGCAATATTAAAGTCTGCATTAGGTTGTACTGTTAATGGTGGTAGTCTACCTATCCTAACCCATTCTACACCAACCTCAGGCGTAATCTTTATATTGTAGGACTGTTGACCATTCATAACTCTCAATGTTTCTAGTGCGAGAGAAGGATATATCTGTCCATTCGCCATGACAGCGAGTGGAACTGCACGTACAGTTCCGTCTATAGAAGGTGAAGCACTTACAGTACCTACACCGTAAACCGCCTCCTGTAGGGGTTGTATGGGACTAGAGATACCCTCATAACTGTATAACCAGTTTGCAGGGTCACCTTTACCTAACTTTGCAATACCAATATATGGTGCACTTCCAGTATCTTTTTGATTAGTTGGTGAGGCAGAAAGAAGGGAAAGTCTGTTTCCTAATGCTTGTCTAAGTTCTTCGTCTTCCCCGAATCTATCAGGTTGTGCAAATGTAGCAGTAAGGACGGAAGGATTTGTTTCGGACGTTTGATTTATCATGTCTGCCCATACGCCTCTAGGGAATGGGAACTGTCCGTATTTTTCTAATGTCTTTTCGTCTATGTCAACTAATACAATATCGTCAACCTGTATAGGTTCCTTTTGAGTTTGTAAAAAGTCAAAATAGTTGAGTCGGATTGACTCCATGAGAAACGGGTCTGATATACGAAGACCTGCTAGAAGAGCGATGGTTATTAAAACCGTCCACCATTTATACATAGATTTTACCTATAGAATATATGTGCGGATATTTGTACTGTCTCGTTTAAATGCTGACTCCAATATGGTTGTATATAATACGCATGATACCACATTGCACCTTCTGTCAAATCAAAATACTGACCGTCCAGTATTTCGTCTGCAAGTTTTAAACTCTCCGCCCAAGTTTTACTGTCTTTTGGTTTGTCTGATTTGCCATCACAAAACCAAGAGAACTGACACATTCCTAATTTAGGAATGGTCTTACCTGTCCAAGAGGTTCGCCATTCTTTTGTTTGATAAACTACTCCACAAATTGAATCGGGAAATTTATCATGTTCTACACGATTTAAAACTACGTTAGCAACTGCAATCTGTCCTGCAAGAGGTTGATTACCTGCTTCAAAATATATGTTTTGAGCAAGACAATGAGTGTCCATCTCTAGTTCTAAACCTTCCACTTTTGTAGCTCCTAAAAGAAGCGCACAAAATACTAAGATATTTATTAGTTTCATACACACTATTATACCTCAATGTTTGAGTAATTATAAGAGGGTTTTTTATTTAGTTGCCCTGAGAAACGTTTATACTGCAACCACCTACTGTATGGCAGGTATTTGTTATATTGTATGACTGATTAGTCGAACCTTGTTGTAATAGATTTAAATTAGTATGTTCTGAACCTTGTAGTGTTATTCTTGCTTGATGACTACCACTTCCTTTTTGTTCAATATCTGTGATTGAATCATGTGAATTTTGATAATAGTATATGTGTGCGTAATGACTTCCTGAACCTTCTTGCCAGTTTTCGTGTTCTACACCATTAACGTGAATGTCTAAATTGAATTCGTGAGTTCCATTTTGGTAAACGTCAACTTCGTTATTGTTACCCCATATGTGTCTACCGTATGTAGCACCGTCAATCTGTGTTACTGTTTCTGTGTTACCAGTACCGTCAACATCACCACCCCAAGTTCTTCCTGAACCCCAGTATGATACCCAAGAGATTGAGTTACCATTCCCTGATTGGGATAGAGTAAAAGTGTTGTTAGCATGTGCAAAAGTAAAATCGATATGGTTATCATATCCTATCTGCGTAATGTTAACATTTGCATTATCACCGTCAGCAACTTGGTCTATGTGCACATGATTATGTTCGTCACCAGCAAAGCACTGTCCTACAAAGAACAATAAAATTACTGCAATCCCTAAATGAGTTCCAGTTATTTTCATTCTTGATTGTGACGTGGGTCTTGTTGTTGTTTTATCCACTCTTCTATTCTTTTTTGTTGTTCTGCAATTGTTTCTGCTTGGTCTTTAATTTTCTTTTCTTGAAATCTAAGTCTTTGCTGTTGTTGTTTTTGGCTCATTAATTTTGTTGTGTAATAATAATATTGATTGCTTGGTCGCCACCCATATTAATTACACTCTCCTTTTCGTTAGTTACGGTCACTATTTGTGCCATTGCGTCTACTGGTAATTTAATACTTATGGTTCCGTTTACTTCACGATAGAACGTAACCAATCCACTTCCTGTATCAACTATTGTATTGTACTGCGTGTCTTTATCAAAACCTATAGCAGTACCTTCTATTCCAAATGTATTTCCACCACTGTCTGCAGTTCTGTTTATCCCTACTTTCCTATCTAACTCTTCTACAATATCAAGTAAGTCCTGTAAAAAGTCAACATCTAATAGGTCTATATCTAATTCAGTAAATTCTAATTCACCTTCTGAGTCTTTCAATGCGTCTGCATCAAGACCGTCAAACTCTAAAAAGTCTACGTCCAAGATACCACCGTCATTTGATTCTGTAGCAGACTCCTCTATCACCCTAGAAATATCTTTGGGTTGACTCACAATAAACATATTATTAATCAAACTTGATGTAATATTGTTTATTACTACAGGTGCAGTTGGGTATGAATTTAAAGTAGATACCATTGTGGCTTGATATGCTTCTTCTAATACTACGTCTGTACCCGATTCATTACTAACTGTAATCGAACCTGATGCGTCACCATTTGCGTCAGGCAAAAGTATAATAAGACTTCGCCCGAGTTCATCGATGGTTGTCGTAAAATCTGTGCCATTAATCGCTATGTTAGCAGTTGGCGTAGAAATCGCAATGTTCGATTTATTCATTTTACCTAGTTTACCTGAGGCAAAACGAGCTGTACCCATTACCATTCTCATCGACATTTTCGATAAGTCGGGATTAGGGTCATAATATACTTCGTCTATGTAGACCAGTGTATGTTCTGTTAATGCAAGTTCTTCTTCGTCTAAGAACTCAATTAGCATTCTCCCATTCCCAGTTTCCGCCTCGTCATAGAGGTTTATACTAGGAAAATCAGTAGAGGGTATTTTATTACCTTCTCTGATAATGTTTCCAATACCAGTTTGTTCGACTATGTCTCCTATCGTATCCGCATAAGAGGGATACGACAGAAGTATAGCACTAATCGTTAGTATCTTTTTGGTTAATTGTAACTGTAGCATTATCAGAACTCAACTGTAAGTCAATCTTGCCTGGGCATGTTTTATTTCCACATGTACCTGACTGTTGAATAATATCCATATTGATACTATCACCCGTATGAACCACTTTTAATTCATGGTCAGATGCGTCAAGTTGTTTTGTGTCAACGTTATTACTGTCACCAGTAATTTCCATTTCCCATTTAGCTTGGTCTGAATCTATGTCTATAAAGAAATCGTTTGAATCTCCTATTAGCGTTAAATCAAAATCCAAATAGTTAGCACTAGCGGCATAACCTTGGTCATAATCCCAAGTGTTACTGCTACCTGTAACTGCGACATTGATGTTTGAGTTATCAGAATCACCAGTATCGCCTATATTCCAATCAAAGATATTACTGTCACCAGTGAATACCATATTAATGGTAGAACTATCTAACACAACAGGCCCGAATAGTTGGTTGCTGTTACCGATTTGGTCAAGGTTGAACGTATTCGTTGTACCTGTCAAAATCATATCAGTAGCAACCTGACCGTTTACTATAGTTCCACCGAATTTATTTCCGTAACCAACTTGGTCAATCGTTAATGTTAACGTATCACCTGATTGTTGCAAAAATATTTCGTTGTCGTCATCAGCTAAAAGAGGCATTACAGACATTGCAAACAATAAACCTAAACATAATTTTAGTTTATTCATTTTCATATTCGTCTTTATTCTCCTCGATGGCATGTCTTTCATTACCGCCATCTATTTTATGAGGGTGTCTATGTCGGCCGTCAATTGTCCAGTATTTTCTATCGTGTCCTTGATAAATCATTTCTAGAACAGCAGCTTCTATAGCAGCCCTCGTTGCAAAAGTCACCGACTCATTCTCTGTCACACCGTCCTCAATTTCAATGAGTTGGGTATCCATATCTACAAATTTAAATACATCGAATCCTTGCGATACACTTAGTACAGTCTTCTTGGTCTGAACGTTCATAAGAACTTCACCAGTAAGTGTACTAACTGCTCTTAAAGAAACGACAATCGTATCTCTACGATAAGCAGTCGAGTGTCCAATCCCTAATGTTCTTGCACCTCGGCCACCAGTTTCCATATTGGTATCATACCCTATAATTCCACCTTCGAGTATGATGCCAGCAAATAAAAGAGGTTGAATAGTTTCTTTACTTTCACCCTCTTCTTGAAATTGTTCTCTTGTACTTCTGACTATTTGTCTTTCACGTACAAGATTATCTAATCCTTCTCTTTCAACTACACGGAACCAACTTCCACCCCCTGCAGTTTTGAGTGCGTCTATCAACATTGCAGTCACTCCTTGACTGACTGCTGTACTAAATGTTGCGACACCGTCTTGTCTTTTTCTTTGTCCTGTTAGGTCTTTAAACCCATAAACAGCAACCACTGGCATAACCTCAGCGGCTGGTAAATCTAATAATAATGCATATGCTGGAAGTTTGATTGCTTCAGGCTCTTCAATACATTCTCCGTACTCATTCATTATCAGAGATGTACAGGAATCTTTCATGTGCGGTATCCCTGCACAACTAGATAGCAAGAGTCCGAGCACTCCAACTAATAAAAGATTCTTCACTAAAAACCCCCAGTACCAATTGGAATTTCAATAGTTGTTGTAGTTCCGTCACTACCGACAATTGTCATTACAATCCAATCGTCACATAGTCCGTCATCAGTACATATGTTCTTCCTTTCGTAAGTAATTGTATTTCCTTCCAGTGTAAACGTTCCGTAGTTTGCACCTTCTTCGTTTGAGAACATGTTTTCAACTAACTGTTTTGATAGCTGAGCATAGATTCTCGATTCCAAATTCCTTATGAATTTGGCTAAAACTGTATTTTCTGCTTCTCTTTGCTGTTTCAAAAGAGCTGCCCTAATGTCCTCAGCAATCTTGTCTGTCCTAGACTTCTCCTGATTCTCAATTGTCAAGTAATGGGCAGAAGTTCCCACGCCACTAAAGCTGGGGTTTTTAAATTTATGTACCAGTTCGTCTGATTGTACTGTCGGAGAAATGACACATAGTGTTATCATTGCAAATGTTATACCAAAAATTTTACTTCTTTTCATTTGTTACCTCTTCGAGTGCCTGCTTTTCTTTTGCGTCCTGCAAAAGTTCTTGGCGCTCACGATATTCCAAAACAGTGTTCACCTTTTCTTGAAGACGAAGCATGTCTTGGTCTAGCATTCTTAGCTGGTCAGTCAATTTTATACTTGCTGTAAACATGCGTCCGAGTGCTGGTTTAACTTCAATGGTAATGAATTTCCAAACATACCATATGAAGTATCCCATACCCATAGACATTACAACTGGAAACCCAAACTCTGCGATTAATTGAGCAAGATTTTCCATGGTCTTAGTCTCGTCTGGCGTCTATACTTCCATCCTCAACAAAGTTTTCTGCTCTAGCAACACGGTCAATTGGTGGTGCTAGTTCTAATGCACTACTTACTAATAAATCTATTTTAATAATATCATTATTCATAACACGTGCTCGTGTTTCGAGCATGCTTATAATGTTTTCGGTGGACGAAATCTGACCCAGTACAGACTCAAAAATATATTTTAAGGTCAGATAGATAAAGAAAGCCATCACTACCGCAGTCCCGATAGGGATTCCGACTTCACTTAAAAATTGAAATATGTCCATACGACTATTTATAGATATGGACGGTTGGAAGTTGTATTTAGGGCAGAATAATTTCCACCCTTAATACTTATTTTTTTCTGATTTGTTTGATAATCTCAGACTTGGTTTTGGAAGGTGTAACAACAATGTTGTTGTTTTCCGCAAACTCAATAAGTTCTTTTTTAGTAAACTTCATAAGTTTGTTAGCAGAAGGCGCTTTAAAAGTTGGTTCTTCTGCAGGTGCTGGTGGTTTACCCACTGCACTATCAATCCAACCATACTTATCGTTTAAAACGAATAGTACAGGTACTGCGATAATCAAAAGTATCACCCACGTAGATAGTTCCATGATATTCTCCATTATTTAATTATATTTATTACACTAAATTCTCTTCTTTGCAAAGAGTATAAATTCCATAAGCTAAAGCGGGCCAAGCCAATAGTTTAACAATCGGTGCAGCTACGAGCACTAACACTGATATTGCTATAATCGTAGCACCGTCCCATGAGGTACGTTCTCCGATTCTTGATTTTACCCAACTCATTACTAAATCTAGTTTTGCTTTTAACATAGATTCTCCTTATTTTTGAGATTGAAGGTCTTCTACTTTAGACTCTAAAACCTCAATTCTTTTTTTGAGCAGTGGATACTTCTCAAACCACCTCTGCTCTTGTTTAATAATATCTAATCCAATTTTCTCTTCACACCACTTGTCTACTTTTAGTAGAGTCGGCATCATAAAGTTGAATGCTCCAGTTGTTGCTAACTTAAGCACGATATTCTTTAAAATCGTTAAAATAAATCCAAACATGTAATGTATCCTTGTAGGGATATTTATCTATTCGGGTGCTTTATTGTTACCGATATTGTATTTAGGTGTGAGAATCCATTCCTTTTTCTCTTTAAAAGGAATGATTTTAATCTGTGATAGAGGTGCGGTAGGTTCTTTGATACTGTCAGGATTCAATACTTTAAGTAGGCTCCATTGTTGTAGAAGGTTGATAATGGTATTCCTTCTACCAATATCATTCTCGTCTAGGTTACTAGGTTTACCGTCCAGTATGAATAGTTCTTTGAAGTGGGTTATGTAATACTTCCCACGTTTGTGTAGGATATGGCAAGACTGATATAACTCTTGTTCTTTACGTGACGCTACACCAATCCTAGTGAGAGTCTCACGTATCTTTAAAAAATCGTCTTTTTCGGGGAATGTAACTTCAATTAAGTCTTTGACTTCATTCTCATAACTTTCCATTATCCTTGCCACCTTTTGTCATTCTTTTTTTCAATTCACGAACCTGCTTATCAGTAAGAACTTCCAAATATTCCTTTGCTTTTAAGTTACTTACTTGATAGTAGTCCTTGATTGTATCTAACTTTTTACTAATATAGGGTTTAGACCAAGTTGAAAATCTTTGTCTTTTCCTTAGTATATTTAGATAAAAAAGGTATTGAAGGCGGTTATCTACACCATGACGTATGTTCATTTCATTTGCAAAATAAACTGCGTCTTGGTGATAGGATAATGCTTTATTAGTTATGAATGGTGCATACTGCTTCTCAGCAATATCGTCCACCATAATATCTTTTTTGGTATGGGATACAGATTTAACAAAATCAAACGGATTAGTTTTCTTCATGCAGTGTGACTTCTAAAAGAATCTACAAGGTCTTCACCTTTCAATTCTTCTCCAAATTTGTATACCTCTTTTCCATTTTGTTCTCTTATGGTTACGCCACTGTTATATGTAATATCAGTAACATAACCGTTATCGAGAAATTTTTCGGATTCTTCTGTTTCATAGAACATGGAATACAACCTATGTATTTGTAAGGTATGTACTCCTTTCGCCCACTCTTCTGCTTCGAGAAGTTCTCGTTGACGTTGTACTATTTCATCAAACTCACTCATGCAACGAAATCGTCTCCTTCGTTCCATTCACAACCAGTCAATCCACCAGCTTGAATTGCTTTCAAAGTTCTAAGAACTTCTTGAGCATTTCTACCAGTAGATAATCCATTGACTGATACGTGTTGAATGACTCTATCTTTATCAAAGATAAATGTTGCACGATTACAGACACCTTGTTCTTCATTGACAATGCCAAGTTCAGAAGATAATTTGAGTCCACAATCAGCCGCAAGTGTGTGTTTGATTTCTCTAATAACACCATTCGCTTGTTTCCAAGCAGACTTACAGAATTCATTATCACCTGAAATACCAATCACGTTTGCATGGTCAACTAATATGTCCATACCAGCAATCTCAGTTGGACAGATAAAAGTAAAGTCTTTTGGATAAAAGTAAACTACTGTCCACTCATGTTTGAGTGGCGTATAACCCTCAGCGATTTGAACTTCAACGAAGTCATTGTTAGCGTCAATTCCATTTAATTTTACAGGCGGGAATTGGTCACCTACAGTTAGCATTCCTAACATTACTTACTCCTAAATTTACACTCCGACATAATCTCGGTCAAACATGCAACTAAATTAATTTCAGAATCAGCTGCAAATGCAGTCTTGTACTGATAGTCTGCTATGATTAAAACACATGCAGGTATTGAGGCAGGTTCGAGTTTATGTTCGAGTGCGTTAAAAATCTTTCTATACATTACAGATAAATCATTGTCAGAATTTTCACCGACCCACTTACGCATTTCAGTCCACTTCTTTTCTTTGAGTGTATTTATCAATGGCGTAATCTTCTCTTCTGCAAGAGTAGAAAGTAATCCAGTATCGATTTCACCACCGATACCATATCTTTGAACCTCATTTAGACAACGTCTAAAGTCGGGAAAGAATTTCATGATAAGTTCAGCAAGTACGTCCTTGTTGAACTTGATTTCTTCTAGCGTACATATCTCCATGAGTCTTGCTAAGAACACACTTGCAAGTCTAGGTTTTTCACTACTAGGAATCTTGAAGTCAATCACAGTACATCTTGAATGCAAAGGATTGATAATTCTGTTCTTGAAATTACAAGTCATAATGAACCTGCAATTAGAACTGAACTCTTCAATGAATCCACGCAGAGCAGGTTGCACAGATTCGGCACTAATGTAGTCTGCTTCGTCTAGAATAACTACTTTAGGGCCGCCAGACAAACTGGTGGTGGACGCAAAGTTTTTGATTTTGGTTCTCAAGGTATCAATCAATCTACCTTCATCAGAACCGTTGACAACTATAAAGTCTGCACCTAGTTCATTACAAAGTGCCTTCGCTACAGTTGTTTTACCACAACCTGCAGTACCATTCAACATAAGATTAGGTATCTCACCCGTTTCTACTATGTCTTTGAATGTGGCATACAGGTCACTTGGAAGTATACAGTCGTCAATCTTTTGAGGACGATACTTCTCTACAAATAAAAATTCATTGTTCATAATTTAGTCTCGTTAAAAGGTTGTAAAATCCCCACCGATTTTACGGCGTGACCCACCCTAGTTGTGTGATGAGAAGGGGTCACTCCCGAAAGTATTACAGAGACTGGCATAACACTAACACATTATTATATATGCCTTTAGGCACTATATTTTGAATCAGGTTCCAGTGCAATAAAATACTCTAGGTCAATATCCTTATTCTTGAAATGGGATATACCTTTACTTGATACAGATACTGTATAGTTACCTGCAAGAACTTTTAGGTTCTCAATCTTAAAGTTCATAGAGAACGAAGCACCATTTCCAGTGCCCACGATTCTACTGAACGTGTTTGTAGTCGTGTTCTTTTTATCCTTGACGGTCAATGATATATTTGTACCGTCTGATTCAAGAACCAAATCACTAACACCCAAAACACTTGACGCTTTGTTCAAGTCACTCAATAGTGTGCTACTGATATCGAATACAATTTCTGCCTCTGGCATTGTAATCATTTTCTCAGGTGAAGTTACCATTCCTTCGGAAGCATAGAAATATGACATTGACGAATTGTTATCCGTAATAGTCATAGCTGCATCGTTGAATTGAAAGTCGGGGTCTTCAAATAAAGACGTTGCACCCAAAAATTCAGGCAGGTTATACACAGAAAATCCTTGAGGGAACGATTCATTTACCGTTGCCACTGCAAGAATATTTTTCATATTAGAGATAGTCTCCAATTTGTTTCCAGCACCTACTTTGATGCCAGAGTTTATAGTTGAGAAGTTCTTTAGAACTTCCTTAGTTTCATTACTTATCTTCATCACTTTTTAGTCTCCTATCATGATTGTTTAGAGCAAGGAATCCATAGTGGATTACTTTCAAAAGGTCTGCTCTGTTATACCCATCTTTTTTTCCGTATCGTTGTGCATATTTCATAATGTTCCCGATACAAAATCCCTCACCATGACCACTGTCCATAATAAATTCAGTCGCCTGAAATTGATTATGACTATAGTGTTGGTCATAAGTCTTGTCTATATACGAAGAGAACTCCTTTAAGAGTTCTCTCTCGTTGTATTTGTAATTAATACTCATACCATTATTATATGTCTAGAAGTCAACTTCGTCTAGAGGGTTTTCAGAATTTTCTTCTGAACCCTCTTCAACAACCTCTTCAAAAGGATTAACACCAGCGTCAATCTTAGTGTAGAGGTCAAGGATAGACATTCTAGTCTCTTCATCGAACCTAGATATGCACATCTCAATAGACTTGAGTTTGTCACCAAACATTCTGAAAGCATTCACAATGTGAACCAACCTTCTAGTAGTCACAACATCATCAATCGCACCTTCATAGAAAGTTTTTCTGATAACGTCCGCCCAGTCAACCAACTTCTCACAGAAGTCCATATCAACATCACCACTTAGAGCCATTTCCTTAGAAAGGATTTTTCTCTCAGTCACTACAGGTGGATATTCCTGTTGCATTGTGACCGCAAATCTTTCAAGCATTGCTTCGTTCATGATTTGAGTCCCTACAAACTTACCGTCATCAGAACCTTGTCCTTTGGTATTTGCAGTAGCAAGAATAGTGAAACCTTTAGCAGGAGTAACCCACTCACCAGTTTTCTTGATTAGGTATCCTTTACCCTCAAGAACTGATTGAAGACACATCAACTTGTTTGAACCCAAGTCAACTTCGTCAAGAAGAAGGACAGCGCCTTTTCTCATTGCCTTGATAACAGGGCCTTCTCTGTAGACAATGTTACCATTGACAAGAGTGTGACCACCCATTAAATCATCTTCGTCAGTCTCAATCGTAATGTTGACCCTGTAAAGTTCCTTCTTCAATTGAGCACAAACTTGTTCAACCATTAAGGTTTTACCGTTACCACTCAATCCAGTAACAAATACTGGAAAGAAAATATCAGACTTGATTATGTTCTTAACGTCAGAAAAGTGACCAAAAGGAACATAGTTAGACATTTTCTCAGGAATGATTTTTACATTATCATTCAAGAGGTTGATATCTGCCATTTCAGTCTTCATTGCGACTGGTGACTGCTGGGGTTTTGCAACCGCAGGAATCGGGGCAGATTTAACTGGTGCGATAGGAACCACTGTCTCAGGTTCATAACCACCATTGTAACCACTCACAACTGCTTCAAGATTGAAGATAGTCCCGTTGTCGGTGGACGTTTTGAACGGATACCTTTTGGTATTGTTCAACCAGTAAGGTACGTGTCCTAGTGTCTCAATCTCTTCCTTCGTAAAGGAAGTCTGATTAGGATACTTACCTATTAGACCTTCTAGGAACTCTTTCCTGTCAGGCGTGTAATGAAACGATTTACCGTCAACGGAAATCGACTCATTTTTATCATAAGATGCGCTCATATAGTCTCCTTAGTTATTAATTTATTTCTCATCATGTGTATATGCTAACAAAAAATGCATGTCACTGTCAACAGCTATTTGCATGGTTGAAGTAATTTTCCCATTTTTTTGACCTGTTTTTCGTTCAAATCACCACCATTATTGACCCATATCCTGAATGCGAAGCACTCTACACCCTCTTCAGCACATTTGGATACCCTATCGCAGTCATTCGCTACGCAGGGCGGGTCTCCTACGTCCATAACAGCGTCTGCGAAAGCAGAATGATTCATACCGTCAATGTTGATATAGTAAATTGGGTCTACCCTCAATGGGTCTCTAGTCTTAAGCATATTTCTCACTCCATAGTTTTACGAGGAAACTTGAGTTAGTTCCCCACGAATAATATTCACTCACGTCAGCAAAAGGTTTCTCACCCCATGCTTTCCTTTCCATACAGTTCTCAACGAACATGTGTTTTACAAATTCTTCAAAAGTCATTATGCAATCTCCTTTATAAATTCATTAGTTAAAAATCTTGAACCAACTTTGCCACTTCTGTTTTTCTTGAAGTTAGATAGCAGTGTTGATTTCTTAGCACCTATCAAGTCATCTGACAATTCGTCATTGATAGTTTTCAAGTTCGAGGAACAGCAAACAAAAAGTTTTCCGTAACCATGAGTCTTGAATACCAAACCTTCTTTTCTGATTTGACCCCAAGTTTTTCTGTAACCGTCATCGTATCCGAACTTGTTTTCGATTTCTTTTTTCAAGTCATTACATGCATTGTGAAGACCGTAGAAATCTTGTTTTCTGTCAAGAGCAAAGTATCCAGTAACCGTGACACCAGTTTCTTCATGCAACCAGTGAAGCAGGTTAGCAGTTTTGTCCCAGTCATTTCTTTCGTATCTACTATAGTTAGAATTTTTTCTAGGAACATTGTATTCATAAGTTTTTCTTGAATAAGGGTCAACAATGTAAGTGTGTTTTTCTATATCCCAAGTGTCTTCGCCTTCTTTCAATTGGTCTTTCAAACCTTCCATACCGTAACCACTTCTTAGGTGGTCACTCTCATGAGAAAACCCGTCAGTAATTACTGTAAGAATTAGTTTCTCTAATTGATTGTCATTTCTAAACTCAGGAAGAATTTTTCTCATTGCAAGAAGTGAATTGTTAAGTGGTGTTCCACCAAGTCTGACTTTGTATGGGGCGTCCAAACCATTTACATAACCCCAAAATGATTTACCTTCAAACAACTTACCAAACCATTCTTGAAGAATCTCTTCTGACTTGTTCCAGTTTCTAGTCTCAGCAGTAATGTACTGGTTGTAGATAATTCCAAACACTGTTTGCATTTCTTTTTGAGTCATTTTACTTTTACCATTAGAAAACAGTTCAAGTAAAGCACTATCTCTTCTTCCGTATTCTTTTTCAGCAGTTTTCCATTGGTCAGAGAAAGCATACACTTTGTAAGGAATGTTTACCTTTTTACAGAACTCAGCAAGAATGAAAGATTGTTCCAGTAAGTTTTTGACGGAAGAATGAATAGAACCACTCCAATCAAGAAGAACTACGACACCATGGTTTTTACCGTCAGGAAGGTAAGTAACCCTCTTGAAGATATCGTCCATAACTTGATACTTAGCAACAGCATTCATATCAAGTTTTCCAGTCTTACCTTGAAACGCTTTAACGCTTCTCATTGCATTCTGTTTCATCTCAAATTCTTTCGCCATGTGAGAGATTAGAGATTTGTTTTTGTCTACGATTTTCTTGTAAGAGAAGTTAGCAGCTTCAATAGTGAAACCTATGTCTGCATGTTCTTCTTCATACCAAGATTTGAATTCTTTGACAATTTCCTCAGAAGACACAACCATGTGTTCTGCTTCGCCATCTTTCCCGAACATTTTAGAGTCTCCGAGATTGATAGTTTGTCTAACAATCGGAGCGTCTTCTAGAAACTCACCTTCATTGTTGTGTGCATTGTATTCAGTGATTGATTCCCTTGCACCGTCTTCATCATCAGAATGAGAACCTTCGGGAATGTTTGCAGATGTACCACCTTGTTTAGCAGAGATATCACCTTGTCCACCTTCTTCTTCTTCTGACTCTTCATCACTCTCTTCACCTTCACCTTCTTCTGTTTCAGGAGCGTCAGGAAGAGAGTCACCCTCTTCACTTGAAGAACCCTGTGACTCATCGTCACCCTCTTCATCTTCTTCATTGTCTCCAAATCCACCTGATTCACCCTCTTCACCTTCTTCTTCATCTTCATCATCGAAGTCAAAGTCATCTTGTGGAAGAGTAGAGACCGCTTGGTCTTCTTGAGTTCTTTGTTCGTTTTCTTTAGACCAATCATAGATTGCCTGAGCACAGACAACAACGTCTTCCCAAGTTACACATGCTTCTGCCATTTCAACAAACTTGAATTCTTCTGGCGTAAACTCACAACCTGCAGTAGAACCCACTTTAGTAAGTAGGTTGATTCTATCAATTAGTGAAAGTTTGTTTACGTCTTTACCCTTGATTCCAAAGAAGTCTCTTTGAATCAACTCTTTGTATGCTTTGAAGAACTGAGGTCTCAAGCCAGGGTATTTGTTCTTGATTGCTTTCTCAATCCTAACGTCCTCAATAACGTTAAGATATCCTTTTAATGTTCTGTTTTTTTCTAGTGCACTGTGAAGACCTTCATAAGGTGTGTTCAATGCATGTCCAACTTCATGACCCATAAACAAGTCATATAAAGCAGGACTGATATCATTCTTAAATATAGGACATGCAAGAACCCTATTCTTTACATCAAAATATGCAGTAGGTATCCTTTTATGGACTACGGTCAGATTTTCACCCGCCATTAGTCTCGCAAGGTTGTCTTTTTGTGTGGTTAGTTTCTCATTCATACGGCTAGCTTACTAAAAAAGTGCTGTCACTGTCAACAGCTCATTTACTCCATTTCTTCCGCACATTTCAAAGCGTATGCGGCCGCCTCTTCTTCTGACATTCCTTTCTCTATACCTTCTTCAAAGTATTTTTCAAGGAACATCTCCCTGTATCCACAGCTCATTTTGAACTCCTTTTTCTCATTACAGGTATAGGCTACCAAAAAAGGCATGTCATTGTCAACAGCTCATTTTCCCTTTAGAATCAAGGGTTTGGGAATTCGGGTCTTATATCTCTAAAATCTGTGGTGAACCACATAGGTAGGGTGTACCTGTCTCCACGGTACACTTTGGTGACGGAATGTTCAAATTTCATTCCTTGGAATACGACCATTTCTCTTGCGTGGGGCTCGTATTCTAACCCCATAGGTATCGATTCACATGGTGTGAATCTTAGTTTACCCCCTTTATAATCGTCTTCTGAATCATTAAGGTACAATACAGCCGCCCATTCTGATTTGGGAATAACCTGTTCTCCTGTTTCTTGAGAATCGTATACGTCTGTATGAGGTGTAATCTCAGAACCGATTGGTTGACACATAATCTCTGCTTGTTCAGGAAAGACTTTAGACCCATATTGTCCTACTTCACTTATTACCATGTACTCAAGTCTTCTTACGATTTCACGAATCCATTGAGTTTTGATATTTTCTATTTGTATTTTTCTGCCGTCATACTGAGAATTGTTATCTTCTGAACATAAGTGTTTATGTGTTTTATGAAAATGGATTAATTCTTTTGCTTCTTCTGATGTTATTACTTCGGGAATTGTTATGAAATTAAAATCAATCATAATCTCAATGTTTCTTCATTCTGTGCTAAATCAGTAATTGCGTGAAAAGGCATACACCTATCTTGATTATCGGAAAACCAAAATGAAAGAGTATGTCGTTGGTTTCTTCGTATCTTGTTTACACCATGTTCTATGTAAATGCCTTGAAACAATAATCCTGCACCTGTTTCAGGAACAAAAGTTTCTCCGTTAGGTACATAAGTTTCACCACCTGAGAAATTATCATTTAAATATAAAATACAAGTCCACTCTCTTTGTTTTTCGTTGGGGTCAAAGTTTGGTAAGTGTTCTGACTGCGTAGAGTAAGTATCTAAATGTGGGTCTTGATATCCACCAATAACCCATTCATTGATTCCAATCATTTCGGGATAAACAATTTTACCTTGGGTTTTATAAACTTGAGCAACTAATCGTATCCAAACTCTATCTATTAGAGTTCGTACCCATTGTGTTTGGACATGACAAAATCTTATACCCTTGTAACCAGCACCGTTTCCTACGGTTCTTAAGTTATGATGCGTTTTGTGAAAGTGTATTATCTGTTGGCACTCGTTCGGAGTCAACAGATTTTTCAGCATTTGCGGTTCGTAGGGCTTCTGCGATTGCTCTGCGTTGTTCATATTCTAATCTCTTTGCTCTTTCTTTTGGTCTTGATTTTAGAGCACGTTCTATTTTTAATTGTGATGCACGTTGTAAAAATATAATACCATTTAAGTGGTCTATTTCATGTTGCACACACCTTGCACCCAATCCTTCTAACTTTATTGAACGTTTTTCACCGTCAACTGTTTGGTAGTCCATTACAACTACTTTTGGTCGCTTGAGCATAATATATATGTCGGGAAAAGAAAGACAACCTTCCTTCATCATTTCTGTTTCTTGAGATATCTGAACTAACTCAGGCTTGAAAAATGCAACGATTCCTTCGTCCTGTGTTTGCATAACAAAAACACTCAGGTCTACACCGACTTGATTAGCACTTAAACCAAGTCCACCATATTTTCCCATGGTTTCTACGAGACCTGCTTGTAATTCTTTTGGGTCTGTTTGCGGATTATCGAAATCAAACTTTTCAGTAGGATTACGTAAGACCTTTGCGGCCTCTTCAACTAGTTCATACATATTATTTTATTCCACTACTGGTTACATATAAAGATTTACCTGACCAACCCCCTGCTTGTCTAGTTCTTAAAACAACTGGCATGGTTGCGTCAATCTTTAAAGGTTTATAATGCCAAGACAACTTAAACGTTTGTTGTTTACCGTCATACGAAGATTTTATTTTACTAAAATCACTAGCATTATCTGACATTAACATTTGTCTAAAACTGTCGTCTCCACTAACGTCTTTAATTGTTGAACCCTTCTCACTACCTATCAATAGTTTATATGGACATGGTGTTGAATTAGGGTCGTCATATGTATAGTAACCTATAGTATTCAAAAAGTATAGTAGGTTTCTTGGTGAAGAAACATATTTTGAAAAGTCGTCTAGTAAAGCATTCCTAAAAGGCCAATAGAAATCTTTTGAATAGAAATCTAATTTATCTTTTTGGAATTCTTTTGCTATTGTAGCGAATGCTCTTTGTGAAGAGGACTCACTATACTTTTCTTTCTTGATATTAAATGAGTTGATTGCTTTGTGAGCATTCTTATATTTGGGGTCTATCATGGAAGTCGCTTTGACCCATGCGTTATCAATCATAGATTTAATTCTACCAAGTTGTCCCTTATCTCCTACTTTAGAATAGAATGCAACTAAGTTTGTATTGATTTTAGGTGTAGCGTCTGCACCACCTGATATCTTGTTAGAGTATCCTTGATATCCGTCTGCAGTTTGAACGATAACGTCCGAAGGATTCTTACCACCTATCCCTGCAGGTTTACCTCTTGGAACCCAATATACATTTTTGATTGACCTTCCTTTTAAATCTTTTGCAACTGCTTTTGCATTGTTCATTCCGATTAGAATATCTCTCAATGAAGTTTCGTCTTTATCTAATAACATAACTATGTCTTCATAGGTGACTTCTTTTCCTGAACCTGCAAGAACTCCTGTTCCGCCACTTTGTCCTGCAACCCATTTCTCAAAGTCAAATTGATTTTGAATTTGGTCGGGGTGTATTAAGAAGTGTACGGTTAGTAATTCATTCACGTTGGAAGAAGCAGTTGAATCCTTTCTACTCTTACTTCCAAAGTGTGCTTTGACTTTTGCTTTAGTTGATTGAATGTAATACGGAGTATCAGAACCGTCTAGTTCTACTTGAAAATAGTATTTACCATTACCTAATTTTTTGAGAAGTTCACCTGTAGGATTCTCTACTGATTTATAAAGTATCTTTCCTGCACCTACTGTTGCTTTGACATCTTTATCGTCTATGTCTAGAACATAATAAGGATTGAATCCGTTTCTGTTTTTGTAGTGTGGTGACACAGTTAACTCACGAATCACATGCTTAGGATTCGTTACGGTAATTTTGTCTGTGAATTGTGAGAAAGACTTCATAATACTATTTATATTTTCACTTAAGTGGTTTCGATAATTCTTCCCAACTTGTTTCATAATCACTGTCACCTTCTGCGTATCCCATAACACCTAACTTTTCGTATTCAGGTATAAGTTCTTCACGCAGTAGTCCAATCTTTTTAAGGTTTGGCATGATTCTAGTAAATAGTATGTCTTGGAATTGTGAGGTAAAGATATTATGTTTTTCGTAGTCTAATGTATAATCAACGTCAAATCCATACTTTTCCCATACAGCAGTTGGTTTAAGTCTATTTCTACTTACAGTACATGCTTCCAAGGCAAAGTTTGCCCTGTCTATTTGTTCTTCTTCTGAAAGTGTTTGGACAAAATCAGTTAGATAGTTGATACCAAAAGTTACATGTCTTGCTTCGTCCCTAATGATAAGTCCTATCATTTCTTTGTATACAGGGTCGGTACTTGTTTCTCGACTTGCTTGAAAAGCGGCTAATGCTAAACCTTCAATGACAACTTGCATACCTATAAATTTTAAATCCCAACGTGGGTCAGTTAAAATTTTATCAAGTAATCCTTTTAGACTTCTGCCAATTGGCCATGAACGTTTGAGTCTTGTCTGTAGATATTTGTTAAAAGCTTCGACATGTCGTGCTTCGTCAAATGTCTGAGAAGCTGCATAGAGTTTTGCATTGAATGTGGGTGCACAACTGGCTAATTGTGACGCAACTAATAATGCACCTTGTTCTCCATGAAGGAATTGACTTACTGACCATGAATTTAAATCTTGGTGAAATTCTTCCTTTTCTTCTTGGGTTAATGTTTTGTATTGTTCGTGATTCTTCCATTGATTGTCTTGGAATTCAAAGAACTCAGATGTCATTGGTTTGAATGGCGGTGACCAATCAACGTCAACTTCTACATTCCAATTTAACTTCTTACCTAGTTCGTATAGTTTTTTGATACGATTATCTTGGACTGTGTAGTCCCAATTGTAAGAACCTGTTAAAGGTGTTTGGAATATCTCTACAACGTCTGTAGGGTTTAGTTCTTCTTTCGCTGGAAAGTCTCGTACTTCTTTGGGTGTTTCTGTTTTTAATATTTGCATCGTTTATTTATCACTCCATAACCCTTGAAAAGTTCTTATATTTCTCAAAACGTAGTACGTCATTGAACTTATCATACAATGCGTCCCCTTTATGAGATATGATAAATGCGTTTGTTCTTTCAGGCATACCATTCAATAGTTTTAAGAAGTCGTCTGTACCAGCACTATCTAAACTACTATCAAATACTTCGTCAAGAATAAGTAAATTAGTGTTAACACTATTTTTCATTCTTGCAATACTTCTCCAAGTGAATAGTAATGATAAGTCAATTCTCATCTTTTCACCCTGAGAGAAATTATCGTATTTGAATACGTCTCTGAATCTAGATTTGATTGTTTCTTCAAAAGATTCGTCAATCTCAAAACCAACATAGAACTCTAGTTGTGCTAGATATTTGTTGATTAGTTTGTTCATAATAGGAACATACTGTTTGATAATCTTTTGTTTTACACCTTGGTCTCTAAGAAGTGTTGAAGCGATATCATAGTAGTGAGAAGTTTCTGTTTGTGTTTCTTTCTTCTGTAAAAGAACTTCGAGTTTATCTTCTGAATCTACAATTTTATCTTCTGCATCTGAACCTGCAGTTGCTTCACCTTTTAGGTCTTCGATTTCTTTTTGCAGTTTAGTAATATACTTTTGATTGGATACTACTTCTGTTTGTAAGAGACTTATTTTTTTCTGTATCTCTTCTATCTTAGATTGAATTTCTCTTATTTCTTCAAGTCTTCTTGAACACTCTCCGATTTGTTTTTCAATTTCTTCGATAGCAGTTGACAACTCCGTCTTCTTAGTCTCCTTCTGTTCAATGTGTTCTTTCTTGTGCGTTTCATCTAAGGACTGCTCGCAGGTGGGACATTCGTCATTGTCTTCGTAGAATTTGATTTCTCTAATTGTTTTCTTACGAGCCGTTTCGAGTTGTCGTTCCAAGTCCATAAGTTCTGTGAGTTTATTTTCTTTAGTATCTTTATCCTCGATAAGTCGTGCTTGCGCCACCACATCTTGCGTCTTTTCATCTATGTTCTCCATGAGTTGATTAATGTTATCTTGGGTTTCCCCTACTGTGGATTCATACTTTAAGATTTTACTCTCTCGGTTTTCACGTAGTACATTAAGTTGCTCATTCAATCCATGAATCCTCTCTTCCATAATATTGATTTCATGACTAGTCTCAGTGATTTCATTTTGATGTGTTGATATCCTTTTCCTTAGTATGTCTTGCATAGTAGAGAATATAGAGATATCCAATAGGTCTTCCACTAAGTTTCTTCTGTCCTTTGCTTTCAACTGCATGAACGGAGTAAAGTTAGCAGAACCTAATATTGCGACCTGTGTAAATGAGCGGAAACTCATTTTCAGAATTTGTTTTTCTAAGTGTTCTTGGTAGTCTCTTACGTTTGCGTCTTGATTAAGCATTACGTCATCAAGATATAATTCAAACTTGTTTGGTTTTGCACCACGGATTACCTTGTATTGTTTTGTACCAATAGAGAATTCAATCTCTACTTCTAGACCTTTCTCGTTGATACTATTGATAAGTAAATCTTTCTTTAGATTACGAAACCCACGTCCATACAATCCAAAACATAAAGCGTCAAGAAGTGTAGACTTACCACTGCCGTTCTCACCTAATATAAGAGTCGTTTGGTGTTTGTCTAATCGTATTTCGGTAAACTTGTTACCACTTGATAATAGATTTTTGTATCTTACTTTTTTAAAATTTATCATAAAAAGTTATGTTCTTCCAATGCTTCATGGTACAGTGACTTCATTATTTTGTCTAGTTCTTTTTTCTTACCTTGTATCTCTAGACCTTCAACGTACTTTGATAAGATAGTCAATGTGTCTTCAACATTTTCTATTTCTTCATCATCAAAGAAGTCCATGTGTTTGTTATCGTCTACAACTGATACGTGTAACGGATTGACACCATGAAGTTTGTCTAGGAATGTATCAAACCAATATGGGTTCTCCTTTTCTATTACGATTACCTTTACAAACTTTCCTCTGTACTTTTCATAATCGTCATTAGCAATCGATTCAAAAGATTCTTCGGTATCATTATAGAATGCCTTTTCAAACATTGTTAGTGGATTATGCACAGGTAACATTTCTCTTGTATCAGTATCAAAGATATGGAAATATTTTTCGTCTCCAAAATCTGACCAAGTGAATTGCATTTGTGAACCTACGTAGCGTATATTCTCTACGTCTGTTTTGTGGTGGAAGTGACCACTGTAAACTTTTTCAAATCTCTTCAAGTAACTTGGGTTTAATCCGTGTGAACATACCATTGCAGGATTCATCATGGCACCTTCTATTTCAAAGTGTCCCATACAGATTGGTGCTGGTGCGGATTGAAAGAACTCTATATTGTCTGCATAGTTTTCATTATTAATCCATGGAACAAGTGCAACATCTAAACCGTCATATTCTTTAACTACAGGTTCTTCATGTACAGTGATATTAGGTTGACCGTATAGTAATAAGGCAGGTGAGTTTACTTCGTTAGTGTTCTTATAATAGGTATCATGGTTACCTATTATCAAGTCCATTGTAATACCTCTTTCTATCATAGGTTTTACAAAGTGCTCAATGTTTCTTTGCATGGACGCAAAGTTTATGAATTTTCGTCTATCAAAATAATCACCCATATGAATGATATGTTTGATATCGTGTTGGTCTAGATATGGAAAGAATATCTCTTTATAGAAACGTCCCTGATAATCAGACATTTCAACCATATCGTTCCTGACACCGCAATGTGTGTCATTCAAAATAGCTATTTTCATTAAGTGTTGTTTTTGCTCAAGTCTTGGTCAAGATTTGCTTTTGCTTTACCTGACTTCTTTTTACTTTTACGTGGTTCATATTCCACGTGGTTCATGTGTTCCTGCATCCATTCTACGTTTGTATTTACAAATGTAGGGTCATGAGAACCGTCAATAGTAGTATAAGCGTCCATTGTAATACCCGCTTCTTCTATCTGTTTTTGCTTGATAAAGACTTGTTTCTTTTCTTTTTGAATACGTCTTAGGAATGCATAGTAACAAATTTGTGTAACGTATGCGAATGCATTGTTAGATTTTTCAACGTTGAAGTTGTTTATATACTGTAGACAGTTTTCTATAGCGTCACAAATCATTTCATCTCTATAGGTATAGTTAATGAAATTTGGACGTGTGGACAAACGGGTTGCAATCTTGTAAATACACTCACCAATATATTCTGTCATACGTGGTGGTTGTTTACCTTTTTCTTCTGCAAGTTTAACGGACGCATTGTACTCCGCAACGGCAGCTGTAAACTCTTTGTTATTTACGTAATGTTCCGCTTGTTTCTTATCAGTGGTTTTTTTAGTCATGTATCTATTATATGTTAATACTTACTAATATGTAAGAGGGTTTTTAGTATTTATCCAACTGAAAGTTGTATCAGATAAAAGGATAACAACATCATACCCATTGCAGAAAACTGTATCACTGACGCAATTGCAACAAACAATAAAGCTCTATCCGCCCACCATTTACCTTCCGTCTCTTGCCATTTAGCAATCTGTTCAGGTGTAGCGTCTCTAGGTTGGAATTGGAACTTTAACTGTTCAGGAATTATATCGGAATCGGAGTCCTCTACTTCTATTGGTCTTTTCCAAGAATCTAAGATTTTTCGTTTACTCATAATAATTTAATGTAAAAAGTATCTAGACAGAATCATTTCTATCTGATATCCTAACTATGTCGCCCCGACAAGCTAGCTTATATAATGATTACAATCTATACTGTAGTATCGTAAGATACATTATTATAAAAGGTATCGCTATTGGAAGAGTCATTAGTGTGACCATTTGCACTGCATCGCAGAATCGGCAATAAATGCCATTTTCTCTTAGTCCGTCAACCTTTCGCACCATGCTCTTCATTGCGTATGCAATTGTGGTCATGGTTTCTCCATATAAACAGGGTTAATGAAACAATATAACTGAATGTTATATCAATCCGTTTTATTTATAACTGTAAAATTCCTAAGACATAATTCTCAGCAGCTGACTCTGCATATGATTCAGAATGATTCTTATACACGATATCCTTCTTCCACATATGGTCTTCGTAATACCTGCAACCATACCCTAGGTCAGTTACATATACCTCTGCCTTTTTCGACTTATCGTCACTCCAATACTGGTGTAACAAATGGTCGAACTGTTTCATACCTTGTTCGTCTTCTTGTAACATATTTAAATACCAAATTGCCATTAGTGAAGAATCTTTTTGCCTTTAGTAATCAGATGTTGTTCATACTCTGTTTCTAAATCAAAATCTTCATCTTCCAATATTTCCAATCTCCTGAGTTCTTCGGGTGTGATTGGGCCTCCAGTTGCGTCCATGATACTCTGCATTGCTCTATCCACATATGCTTTTATATCGTCTTGATATTCTTTTCCTGACTTAACTGGTATGGTTCCGTTCTCAACCATTTCTAACCACCTAGCAGATGCATTGTCATAGTATTTAACGAATTGCTCGTTAAGTTTATTCCTATGTACAATGTGATTGTCGGGAATGAATAAAGTCGGTTCTGCACTGAGAGGTGCATAAGGAATAAACGTTGATAGGGTATCATTAGTTTGAGTCAATTGTAATTGACATATCATAGGAAGTGTAATGTGTATACCTTCCTGTGAATCTCTTACCATTCCGACTATATCTAAACCAGTCTTGAGTTTGATTACCTCATACTTGTTTGGTGCTAAAGATGTTACGTTATCCATATCTATATTTAGTTGGTTCATAATTTAAATTGTTTAATGTTATAAGGAAATTGTTCCTCGTTGTAAATATTTATACGGTCTTTTAAGTGACGTAATGTGTAGTTGTCTCCCCACAAATCGTCTGCGATATCAAATAGTCTTAGATTTTCTTTACCATTACCCTTTCTCAATCCACGTCCAATGGATTGTAAGTTACGTATTCTAGATTTAGAAGGCGAAGCAAAAATTATGTTATCTATCTTCTTTATATTAACACCAGTGCTGAAGGTGCCATATGACGCAAGAATACAGGCGTCATCTTGTTTCTCTACCAATCCTCTAATCTCTTCTCTATCTTTTGTATCAGTTCCACCATAAACATAATGAAGATTATCTATTCTTTCTTTCATTAATGTGTATAAAACAAATCCATGTTTTTCTACATACTGAAACAAACAAAGTGTGTTCCCTTTTAGTGAGTAAACAAGATTACATATGAAATCATTTCTCTTTTGATTCCCTACTAAGTAATCCATTTCGTCCTGATACTTTAACTTAGCAGTTTTTTCATGTTCCAATATGATAACGTCAATGTCTATACTTGCAATTGTACCTTCCTCAATAAGGTCGAAAGTTGATATAACCTTAGTCGCTGGCCCAAAGAGTCCTTCTAACTGTAGCCTGTGGACTTCTGTACCGTCTAACGTACCTGTAGTACCAAAACGTACTGCGGTACTTCTCATTTTTTCGAGGATTCCTTTGAGGACGTTTGCTTTGAAGAGGTGGGCTTCGTCTCCGACAACAACTTCAAACTTCGCAAGAACGTCAGTAGGTGCTTTAGATAAAGACTGCCAAGTTGTAATCGTAATGTCTGAATCGAATACAGGTTGCCCGCTGTATATTTTGCAAATTTCTTTATCATATCCATACTCCTGAAAATCTTTTGTCATTTGTTCTACCAAAGAAGTAGTAGGTACAATGACAATTGTTTTTTTATTATAATAACGTGCAAGTAAATAAATGATTAATGACTTACCACTCGCAGTCGGTGATACTAGTAACTTTCTTCCGTATTCGATACTCTTTAGAAATGCTTCCTTTTGATAATCTCTAGGTTCAAACGGTAGGTTTAATTGGTCTATAAACTTATTGTATTCGTCTTCGGTAATTTCATTCTTAGTAATAACGTCTTCTTCTACCGAATACTTGTATTGTCTTTCTTCACAGAACTCAGCAATGTATGGAAGTAATCCAATATAGATTTTGTGTGTCTTGATACTGAACAGATATACTTTACCGTCCCAACGTCTATTTTTATAGGAAGGCATAAATTTTGCGTTAGGTACTTTAAATGAAAAGTAATCGTGCAAGTCTTTAGCGATTGAGTCGTCACACGAAATCTTCATAAAGACTTCATTGACTTTAGAAATTTTTAAGTCCATGCTGGGCCGTTGTACCAACCTACTATTGATACTCTAGTTCCTCTCGTTACTGGTGTGACTTGGTGATATAACCAACTTGGAAATAAACATATTGAACCGATTGCTTGTGCACTGAATGGTAAAGTTCTTACTGCTTTATCGATATCAAGTTTTTTATCACCAAACTTAATTTTATCAAACTGTGGATTTGGTTCTAACCATTGAAACTTACCACCTTCATAATCTAAAGGGTCAGATAATTGTATAGTCATACTAATCTTTCTGTGTTCTGGCATTCCTTCCATACTCATGATTGACTCACCACCATGGTCTGTATGCCATGTATAGAAATCACCTGTAGGTAAATCAGGTTCGTAGTCGTAGATTGTGTATTGAAAGTTTTCTATCCAAGATAAATTGAAGTTCCAACCACACTCGTCCATTCCTTGGGCAACAATCTCATTAATCTTTTCCATGATATTGTCAGGCATTCTATACCTTGGGTCTTGACCAAGAAACCATTTTACCTTTGATTGTCTTATTTCAGCTGCCACGGACATGTCTACTGAGTCAGGTGCCCTATCAGGGTCATTCATTTGTCCGTTTCCTGTACGTCCTAAATCTAATGGAATTCCTTTGGCATGTTGATGTATTTGTGCAACTTCTTCTCTAGTAAAGAATTCAGGTGCTGTAAACATATAATTATTGAGTATCATTGTCCCGCCATAAACTTTCGCCAGTCGATTGTATTCTTAATCGTTTGGTGTCTCCAAGTGATATTTTGCATACACTCTTTCAAGAAGTTGATAACGATTTTTTGATACTCCACTTTACCATTCATTCTTTGTAAGTCTTGGTCAGCGTTATACCATATCTGCATATCATTCTTCATGACTTTGAGACCGTCAAAGGGGTCGTCTTCCCAACCAAGTTCTTTTATTTGTTCCTCAGACATCTTTCCGTTATACCATAACCACTTATTTTTAAGCAGGATATTGTATTGGAATTCTAAGTTCTTGAGAACCAATATATTATCGGTCAAGAATTCTTGATATTTTGCGTGTAGTTTGGGGACTTCTAGAGACGATTTATCTAGTTCGATATCGTCAACTTCACAATCCTTAGCCCACTCTTTGCGTAGCTCTTCTAAGTTCATACTATAATTATATCACGAAAATGTGTTTTTAACTAGTGGTTACTATCTCATAATAAGTAAATCTAAAGTCTACTGTACATATTACAGCTTCACCACTCTCTCCTGATGCAAGTTCCAATCCACTTAGTGACGTTGGAAATGCGTCATAAAATTTAAAGAATCTGTTTGGTATATTCTTATTTGTATTTAGTACGAGTGTAATCATGCTATATTGACTTAGGTCATTACCTGCACTTGAAAACTGGTTTGTTGCTGTTGCAGTTGTACCAACAAGTGTTTTGTACTTAGACGGGTCTTGTATAGGTACAATAGAATCCATCCAATCATATACTTCTTTGAAGTTCTGTAAATCTTCGTCTACCAAAAACGATACAGATAACTTTTCAAATTCAACTTTATCGCCTGGAAAATATGCGTCCAGTCCTATACCTGCTGGTACAGCAGTCTCACTGAATGATATGCCAGGAATATTTGCAGTACGCACGAAGTATTCCACCGTTGGAACTTTATCGATGAGAAGTCTAAAGTTGTTCTTTTGAAGTATAGATTTGTTAATCGTAGTCATATACCTATTTAGGTAATTTCTAAGACTGTTCTGATTCTAACTTTAACTCACTGAGTCCTGCTAGTTTGATAACCTTGGGTAGTCTACCGCACTTCATAAATTTATGAAATCTTTTGTTTATTTGTTTTATATACGCCATATAGTATATAGACACGAAAGTGTCACACAACTGTCACAATTGAGACACAAAAAAGAAAAACCCCACCGAAGTGGGGTTTTAGATACTACCGTCCTGCACGAATGATTTGTATCACTTTTATTTAGAACAAAAAAAACCCCAGCGAACTGGGGTTTTTAATTTCGGTTGAGTAACTATTCTTTATAGAATGTTAGATACTGCGAACTTTCTGTAGTATTGGTTTGTACCAGCAGAAGCTAGACCATTAGCAGGTGTAGAACCTACGAATGGGTTAGATACCATTCCGTATCTAGTTTTGAAACCAATTTTTGGTTGGAAAGTATTCTCACCAACGGCACGAACCATTTGTAATGGAACGTATGGGCAATAGAAAAGTCCAGCGTCATAAGGGTTAGACCCTCTGTAACCGACAGTCAAGTAATCAACACCAGCATATGGGTCGATATAAACTTTAACTCTACCGTTTAGAACACCAGCAAAAGTATTACCAGTATCGTCAACGTTAATGTCAGTGTTAAGCGCAGGAGTATAATCTAATACACCAGCCATTGATAAAGCAGATGCAACGTCAGAAGAACAAAGGATAAAGTTACCTTTACCACGTCTTGTTTCTTTTGCGATTACATTTGATTCTCTTTCTATTTGGAATAATAGACCTTTGAATTTCTCAACTGACCAACGTCCGTTAGCATCAACATCTAAGTTGAAAGTACCAGCAGAAGCAGTTGCAGATGCACCTACTTTAGCTTGTATGTTAACGTTTCTTACTACTTCTCTGTTGATTTCCGCAAGGATTTCAGATGATAGTATGTTAGCGAGTTCAGATTCAGCGTCTAGACCGTGAATTGCTTTAAGGTCTTGTGCCAATTCTAAAGTATATTCCGCTTTAAGTGCTCTTGATTTAGCAGTTACTGTAGCTTTCTCAATTGTGAAAGCCATTTGAGCGAATCCGTTGGAAGCTTCGACATCACCTAATGCTTCTGCAGTTGCAGTAGACATACCTGAACCAGTTGTGTCTTCATAAGAAGGCGAACTAGTGTCAAATGGGTCACTGATTGCAGCTGTTAATGCACCAGCTGAAGTTGTCTGAGCAGCAGCCGAATAAGGAGTATGAGGTTCGTCAAGCCCTAAAGCTTCAGTTTTACCTTCACGTCCTTGAGTCGGATAGTCGTTATACCTTGCTTTCATAGCAAAGATAAGTCCTGTTGGCCCAGTCATTGGTTGAACACCACAAATGTCGTAAGCAACCAAGTTAGGCATAGCTCGTCTTACTAGACTAATTAGGATTGGATCCCAGTTAGATACAGCAGAACTGCCAGTAGCATTTAAAGGTGCAGCTTCGTCAAGAGAAACTCTATCTTCGTTAAGAGCTTTTTCTTGGTTTTCTAGGATTACTGCGGTAACAGCCTTCTTGTAAGAGTCTTCGATTTTTGGCAAATCAGAATGCTCTAGGATAGGTTGCCACTTTTCCTGTAAGTTTTCAGATAAAAACATTGTTTTTAATCTCCTTTAAATTAACCTAATGGTTTTAGTTTACTAATTGCGTCAGAATACCTTTGAAGGGAAGGGTCTATAACAGGTGAAGAGTTTTCATCTTCAAGCGTTCCAGTTCCTTCTTCAACTACGGTATCCTCAGAAATAGATTCACCTTCAATACCGAAGTATGCTTCTTTGATTTCACCAATCTTCTCTTGGAAGTCAGCTTCGTCATTGAAGTCTACACCGTTTGCAAGTGATTCTAATTTCTCTTTCTGTGATTCAGTTAAGTCCGAAGACGCATCCCTTACCACATTTTCTCTCTTGAGAGTGTTCAACTCTTCTGCGATGTCCATATTTGTTTGAACTTCGGAGTCAAGTTTAACTTCCATCTCATCGAGACGATTAGAAAGCTCATCAATCACGTCATACTTATCTTCGGGAACGTCAACATAATGTTCTACGAACAATGTTTTCAATCCTGAAATAAAGTTTTCAGTCATTTCAGCTTTCAAACCTCTCTCGATAGCTAATTCGTTTTCTTTCGTCCACTCGTCAGCAACGTAAGACAAGTATTTGTCAACTGCTTCACTTAAGTCGGCTTTGACCTTATCTACTGAGGTTTGTAATTCTGTTTCGTAAGCTTCTTTCAATCCTTTTTCAACTTCTGCAACTTTACTTGATACTGCAGCTTTAAAGATTGTTTTAGCTTTTTCTCGGTTCTCTTCTGACAAGTCTAATGCTTCTGAGATTGCATTTAGGTCGTCTTCAATTTCAATCTCTACAAGTTTAGATTCGAGTTCTTCGGAAGTTTCTTCGTCAACAGATTCTTTTTTCATCTTCTTGTCTTCGTCTTCTTCCTCTTCGTCCTCGACACCTTTCATCTTGCCGTACATCTCTTGAACCTTTTCGTCATCTAGTTTTTTAACTAGTTCGACAATGTTTCTTGCGATTTCTGCCTTAGTCAAAGACTCGTCAACCTCATCTTCTGAAATAGAAGAGAAAATACCTTGAAGGTCTTCTTTATTCATTTCCTTCATTGTGTTGACCATAGCTTTGATTGTTTCCATCTTGGAAGGAACTTTTTCTTCTGCTTCAGAAACTTCTGCTTCTTCGTCAGCGCCTTCGCCTTCTTTGATTTTTTCAGCCTTATCAGGTTTCCCTTCACCCTTTTGTTGTGGGTCTGCGGAAATCTCTTTGACTCCATCTTCTGCTTTATCTACAGAATCGACAGCTTTGTCAACAGGATTTTCTTCGGGTTTGACGACTTCAGCTTTTCCACTTTCTATTTTAGCGGAATCACTTGAACCTTGCTTAGGCGGGTTTTTGTCACCTTTCTCAGCTTTAGCGTCAGGTTGTCCTGCCTCTAATAGCTCATCTTGGTTTGTATCTAACTCTGCCATATTTTTCTCCTGTTTGAGTTTACTTTTTTATTTATATGTTATAAGTTCTTAACGAACGTTTTCCATAAATTAATTTTTGTTTCTTCAAGTCTAACCTGCTTTTCGTTCTTTAAAACTTCTCTCATAGACTCCATTTCTTGTCTTTTTAGGATTCCATTGTCCATAATCCACTCAACACCTTCCATGATACCGTCTACGAAGGCATCTGGCGCTGAAGGGTCTGCGACAATATCACCTGCAGTTGCAAGTTGAAAGTCCGACTTCACATACTGTGCGTCTGATTTTTGTTCTAATGAACCAAGTCCTCTTGAAGAGACACCTAGTTTTGCACCGTCATTGATAAGATTTTTTACAATCTCACCATTTGGAGTGCTCAAAATTTTTGCTTTACCTACCCAATTACTACCGTCTTCGTGAAGTTCGGTAATCATGTGGGATACTTTGTCTAAATTGATTGTTGGCCCTTCGGGGTGTCCTAACTCACCGAATGCTCTTTGTTCGTTTACGAATTCTTTTACGTAACGATTGACTTCTTTTGCCATGATTTCTTTGGGATAGATTCTTCCGTTACGATTCTTTATGTCTGCTTGCATAAAGACACCTTCGATAAAGTAATCTTTTTTACCATTTTCTTTTGATTCGATTAATGGTTTTGCTTCGTTATACTCTGAAATTAATTTCATTGAAAATTTCCTCTTCTGTTACCCCTTCAAAATTCATTTGTTTAAAGAGTTTGGATAATTCCTTCACAGATTTTTCTGCGTCCTTCAAGTCCTTGTAAGGCCCTGTTTCATTATTATTAACGAATGCGTAAATGTCTTTACCCATTTTACTATAGGTAATGTTGTAGGTCTTTCCACCAGTTTTCATTGTATCTACTTTAAGTTCTTTATGTTTTTTAGGCAACTTAAATTTCGCCTCATAAAGTTCTCTTGATATAGATGCAAAAGATTTCATTTACTCTTCCTCTGCTGTAGCTTCAGGTTCATTTTTCATCCAATCAACCGTTGCTTCCACTCTCTTCATGTCCACTGCTTGGGCAGCTTTCTCTTTAATGCCGTCAAAAATAGAATCCTTAGCGTCTTGCAACTTACCTTGTTCTATTTCGTCAACTATCTTTTTTGCTATTTCAGTCATTTATTAAAATCCCCCAAATTCATCGTCACCACCTTCTTCGTCTCCACCCTCGTCTTCCATTTGTTTGTCCATAAGTTTCATTTCTTCTTCTGTTTGCATTAAGATATTCTTACGTACAAACTCCTGAGAATAATACTTACCAACATACTCGTCTACGGTTGATAAAGTCTCAAGTCTCTCACGCATAATTTCAGCGTCTTTCAACTCTGCGAAGTGGTTATCGCTAGCATAATCAAACTGTACGAAGTCTTTGACCATTTTGTCAAATTCTTCGCCACTTACAATTTCTTTTAGTATCAATTGAGTTCTTAAAACGTCAACAAATACTCTACTAAACTTCTTTTGAAGTCTATTCGTGAACTTATTAAACTTAAGTTCATCTCTTTGGATTTCGGACGCACGTCCCAAATTGAATCCTGCGTCTGCTTCCATTCTAGAAGCTGGAATACTTAAACTCTTGTATAACTTCGACTTAAAGTATTCAATGTCTTCTATCTCCGAGAGATTTTGTCCGCCTGGCAAAGTTGTTATCTCTGTCCCACGTCCACCTTCTCTCCTAGGTAACCAAAAATCTTCCAACATAGACATATGTTTTCTATCATCTTTGATTTCACCTGTGTCTGCATTGTAAACAAGTTTATTTCTATACTTGTTCATAACCTCAGACAAATACTGTTCTGCTTTTGCCTTTGGAAGGTTACCTACGTCAATGTAGAAAATCCTTCTTTCGGGTGCACGTGATATCCTATAGATAACTAGTGCGTCTTCCATCATTGATAACTGGTTTGCAGTCTTCAATGCTTTATGAAGATACCCAATGACTACGTTCTTTGTGTAGTCTAATAAACCCGATGTAGTATATGATACTGCTTCGGGAGCAATCTTCACGGACGTTCCGTCATTCGCTGAAGATTTATCAAAACCTTTATCGTTGAAGACAAAAAATTCTTCAACTTGTTTTATTACGTCAACACCTGCTTTGTCCGATTTACCTTTGATTACATTTCTGACCTTCTTAATTTTAAGTGGGTCAATGTTTCTTAGGTCTACAATACCTGCTTTCGGACGTTTGCCGTCAACGACCTTATGGAAGTATATCCTTCCATCTATGTACCATTTTCGGAATAATTCGTGAGAGTTCTGATTGAACTTCATTAAGGCAAGAATATGATTAAACTCGTCATGTATCTTGTTTTTGATACTATCAGAAAGTTTTACGTTTCTGAGGTCGAGTGATACAATCTTGTCTTGAGAATCCGATGTAATACACTCATTAACAATATCTTCAATCGCTGAGTCACACTCAGGGATTAGAGATATTTCACGGTATCTTGTAATGAGACCAACCTCATTCTTGATACCACCTTCCATATCAATGTAGGAACCATATGCTCCACCTGATATGAACCCGCCTGGTTGTTGTTGAATGACGGGTGTACCGTCATCTTCAACAGGGGGGACGAAGGAAGGTGCCTTAGACACCTCTATGCTTCGTAGTTCATCCTTTTTACGGGATATTTCAAACCCAAAAATTTCCATACTAATATTTATACTCCCCTAAAAGGGTGTATTTCACTTTAATTAAATAACTCTTTCCCAGTGAGAATAGTCAAATGAAACTTCAAAAGTTTCAACTTCGTCAGCAGTTCCCATATTCAGTTCAATACCACCGATATTTTGAGGGAACATATTGAAGAATTCGTATCTCGCAAGGACTGAGTCATCTTTGTTTAACTGTTCAACGAATGCTCGTGATAACAAGTAATCGTTATTAATCGCACCGATACCTGAGTCTAACTGACTGATATCCAACTGCCATGATTCTAGGGCATTTCTTACACTGAATTCAACATCGTTGATTACAGTAACTGCCCATGGTTCAAAGGTTCTGTCTCCAGCAAGTTTCAAGTTCATTCCTCTGAATGGAACTGTGACCTGACCGACAGTCATAGCGGGAATCTGAGCAGCTTGACATAGAAACTCTATCTTATTACCTGTTCTAGGTATGAAGACTCGGAACCTATTAGCTCTAGGGCCACCAGCGATTAGTTGCGCTTTAAATTCATCTATTGTTGCCATTTATTTCTCCCTTAGACTGCACCGTATAATTCACTAAACTCTACACCACTTCTAGCGGCAACAAAGTTCAATGTAATGAAGTTAATCGACCTGTTAGGTTTAACGAAGATAGAACATACAAATTCATTTCTATCGATAACACTATCAGTGTTGTTTGTTTCGTCACATAATACTTGGAAATCTACAAGACCACGTCTGTTCTTCACGTCTCTTAAGAAAGGTTCTACAGCAGCTCTAAACTGTGCTCTTGTGAATGCGTCATTGAATTCAAAGAGTTGTGCTTTAGCGGCAGTTGCGATTGCCTTTTCTAGGACTATGAACAATCTTCTTACATTGATTCTATCGAATGCAGAAGGTGTTGATAACATAGTTTTGTCACCAAATAGGACTGTTCCTTGGCCTGGGAATGTAACAATTGGGTTAACCCTTGCACTGTATAAGTCGTCTCTAGACGATTGTGAAGGATTAAATGCAAGTTTAGTTACACCTAAGTATTGACCTCTTGAGAAACCAGCAGGTGAGAACCATGGGTCTCTTAATAAGTCACTTCTTGCCATTAGACCTGCAGTATGTCCATTGCCTGGAATCCAACAGTATTTGTCGTTATATCTTTCGTAAATGTATAACCAACCACTATCCATAACTGAATAAGAAGAACTTGTTGCAGTATTAGCGGAGGCAATTACATTTGCGGATTGTGTTGATTCTGAGGAAACTCCAACTACGTCATTCTTTCTTGGTGATACGATTGCCATACAATCTTTTCTAGATTCACAAAGAAGAATCGCTTGGTTTGTTAAAGTTGTCCAATCTGTTAAGATATCTTGTTCTGTTCCCGAACCGTTATCAGTTCTTGAAGAACCTACGATTAAGAATGAGATATCTACTGTTTCAGCGTCACCGAAGTGTGTTGACCATGCACCGAACTTCTCAGCGGCTGTTGGCATTCTACCATTTGAACCACCTGAAAGTGTGTCATTTACTGGAAGAGTCATTACACCGAAACCATCTGATAAAGATTCTGCTAATGTTCTGTGTTCATTACCACTATCGTGAGTACCAGTTACTGGTGAACCGTCATCTCCTGTAGAGTGACCTGCCCAGTATACGTATGTTGATTTTCTTTCAATTACGTCTCTGTAGTAGTTTGATGCACCTTGAGCGTCTTTAGCGTCACTTGCAAGTGATACGAAACCGAATGTTTCTAGAACTTCGTTTTGAGTTCCACTCCACACACCGTCTTCGTCACTTACTACTACGTGACATTCGTCTAATGATGCACCGACAGCAGCTGCAGATGCGGAAGTGCCTGGAGCTTTATCAAAGAAAGAATGGAACTCCCATTTCCTGTTTATATTGACTGGTGTACTTGAACCGTCAACTGCTGTTGTTAATCCTGTGTTTGCAGGTTGGTTAATTGCTTCAATAGTAAGAGTTGTACCTGAACTTGCGGTAATTCTGTATTCTTGTCCTAAGTGATTATCAAATGTGATAATATCTCTTACTCTAAACAATGTAGTTGCGTTTGCAACACCTGTTATTGAAAGCGCTCCAACTGCGTTATTTCCTGTAGATGTTCCAGCGTTGTCTGTCTCGAAGGCAGTTGCTGTTGAACAAACAGATACTTTTAAGGAGTTTCCTAAAACTCCTGCGTGACGGGCTACCCACCTTCCTGCTGTACCTGATAAGGCACCACTTTGGTAAGATTGAACATATTCGTCACTATTCTTTATTAGCGTTGAACCATGTCCAGCTGAATTCGCACTAAACAATCCTGTAGAGTTTATTCTAACTACTCTTAGAGAAGAACCATATCTTAAAAATCCTTCAGCTGAATAGTAGTCCTCTGCAGCTCCGTTGGTGTTAGCAGGTTCGTGAAAATTCTCTACTAGTCCCTTTTGGTCTGAAATTGTTACTACTTCATCAACAGGGCCCCATTGGAATGTCCCTGCGAAAGCACCAGTTGTACTGGATACTGCAGGCACAACATTTGTAAGGTCAATCTCTTTAACCTGTACGCCTGGTGATACTTGAAATGCCATACTTTTTCTCCTGTTAATGTCAAAAGTTGTTTACTGTTTTATTTATAACTTTATATTG